TCAAGGTTTTTCTGAGCTAACGACCAGTTTCCTGATTGAATGCAAATCCCCCAGACTGCTCAGTTCTTCCTTCATCTCCCTCCGACGGCGATAAATCTCGTCATTGCGATCGACCTGAGTCTGCGCCATCAGTCAGCACACCTGATATCACTACAGACATAATTTTTCTCGCGATAAATTAAATCAGGAAGAGACTTCCGGAGAGACGGGCCATTCAATGGCGTTATATGAGGTTTTATCAGTGATGGGGCTGAAATCCATCGCCTGCAGCGATTTCGCGTAAATGCGCCAGACTGTCAGCTTTTCTTTTTCTTCATCACCGATGATTCCCAAAAGTAAATCCGTCTTCTTATCGGATATTTCCCGTTCGGCAATCGCAGTAAGACGTGCACGCTCCGACTCTGCCTGCTGCCTGTAGTCAACAGGGACCGGTAGTACTTCACCGTCTTTATAATACCAGCGCGCCTCTATACAAAAGCCATCCGGTAGTTCATCCACTTCCACAATGGTAAAACCAACGGGATAAAGACGGGATACATCTTCCGCCACGGAATAAATAACGCCGGTTTCAGGATGCGTGCACAGCTTGTATTTCTTCGTGAATTTATCCAGTGATTCATAAAAATCCTGCCCGTCTTCACTACGGAAATACTGAATGCCGTCACCATAAGGCATGTCTTCAGGGTAGTAACGCGTAATGTTTGAGAGTTCCATTATTTTCTCCTTAATTAACCTGATACAGATCGCCATGCACCATTAATATAAATCTGAGCCTGTTTGTAATACACGCCACCGATATTGTCTGCAGAGTTACGGCCAGTATCCTGAACATTAATGCCTGACAAAACACAACCAGAAGGTGCTCGAAACGTCCAGCTGTGCTCGTTCCCGCCCGGGTTGTAAAACACCTCACTGGTATACTGAAAATTCTGTACGCCACCTGTTTTGGTCTGGTAGCGGGTATCAAAGTTTCCGTAGTCTGACGGTATAACCTGATGCCCACATCGCCAGTTTCCCGCATCATCCATATACGCCTGACCGTCCGTACCATTATCCGTACGGCTATTATTTATCATGTAAATGCCAAACTGCTTATTCCCAAGACCAGCCAGGAAATACTTTCTGTCTGCATGATCCTGACGCAGAAGCGCCTGAGCAGCATCAGTATTTATCCTGTTTTTCCCGAAAATAACGTTGTTGTCACGCATCTGAATCCACGTTCCGTTACTGCTGTTAATCGCAAAACGGCCTGCAAATACATCTTCTGTAACATCCAGACCATGTCCCATAGTTATGCGACCGGTCCTGAGATTAAGCGTAAAGGGGCGTAGCGGCCCAATATCACCACTCTCGCCCTGATTTTCCCGGGTAGGAATGAGGTACAGACACTCTTCCGAACGACGAAAAATCAGACCAAAGGCTTCGTTGAAAATCCTCAGTGCATTAACGCCACGGATTTTCAGCTCCCCGGTCATGGTGTCTCCATCACGCTGAACGGCATTTTTTGCCTTATCCACCGTGGGTTTTAATCCGAGGTTTTCAACAGCCTCATCACTGTCTTCGATATCCGAAAGATTATTTTTTATCAGCAATGCCTCTTCGTTAATCGCACCGCCAACCAGTAATAATATGGCTTTATATAACTGGTCGTGTTCCTCTTTATTCAGTTTTATCCCGGCCTTCTCAATGACACCACAGATTTCCTCCTGAAGGGCATCCCACATGGCACTGTTCAGCCAGGTGGCATGACGCCCTGTACGAATATTCCCGTCAGTAAATCCGTTCTTGCCCGGGCCAAATTTATCTTTAACTGCTGTCGGAGTGTCAATTCTGTGCATATTAAACCTCCCGTGAATTAAATATCAGAATTATGTCCTTGCCTGATTAAACAATTCCGCTGTGAAAGTCAGTTCACCCTTTGTGAAAGGCGTTTCTCCGCCTGGCTGGGCCATAAAACTCTGTGAGACAGTCGTCCAGCTGTTTGTGTCGCTTTGTACGCCATTCTCTGTAATCGTTGCGCCTGCATGGCTGCCATTTTTCACTTTCCAGGCCAGGCGGTTATTGGGGGCATCAGCACCGCGGTAAGTGACCGAGGCCATAACGGCCACAACATCACTGTTGACGTTATCCACCGCACCAAACGTGGCCTGTGCGGCATTCAGGGACGGCGAGAGCATCAGATATCCGGCCTCGCTGTCAGAGGTGTTCAGCCCCGTGACAATATCTTTATTCAGTGAGTTTTTGGCGCTTCCACCGGTAAATGCCGTTACCGGGCTGTATCTGACCTCAATGCTTCCGAGCAGGGCGGGTTCTGCACTATTATTTCTACCGTATGTCACTGTTCCACAGTACATATCACCCAGCATTAACGTGCCGGATGCACCCGATGAAAAAATATTGTTACCACCACCAATACTCACCTGAATTTTGTCAGTCCGGTCATCTGGTACATAAAACGATGTATTTCCAACTAATGAGCGGTTGCAGTACAGACTGGCTGAGACATAGCCGTTTTCGTTTCGCGTTGCGAAAATTTCATAGTAATAACTGGCTGCTTCATCAGGATACGGGGTTGTAAATGAATAGCCATTAATCCTGATGTGGGATGGCGAAGATGAATATTTCTTTCCCGCACTTAATGTCAGACGAAATCCCAGCTGTACAGCTGAGGCTTTTAAGTCCGGAAGTGTGCTGTACAGTGTGACATATGAGGGTGTCGTAAAAATCAGCCCCGTTCTTTCTACAGTATTTACGGCCTGAGTGCCACGACAGACGGATGTTACAGAACCGGACATATCATTGATAAGCGTGACACCGTTTTCGTTCAGTGCTGAAATAATATTTGTTGAATAATAGTTCTCGCACAATCCCTCATTCGCCGGAATTTGTCGAAAACTTTCGAGTTTAATAATATTCAAAGCGGCTCTCCTTTTATTTTATGTCATTCGGACGTGACCACAGCAAAATGCAGTCCCGGGTGATTAATCAATAACGGTTCACGGGTTCTGCTGGCTGTCTGCAACTGCATACTGTTAACCGGTACGGGGGAGCGGGTCCTGTATCCCGTCTGCAACTGTGCGCTGTTCATGGTCATGGGGTCCGTTGTCGGCAGACCTGAGTGCAATTGCGCCCTGCTGAGTACCAGTGGTTCTGCCATCGGACGGGCGGCATAAAAGTTAATCCGGTTAATTGTCAGCGGCTTACCTGTCAGTGCCGGAACAACCGCAAAATGAACACCTGTATGATTAATCGCTAATGGCTCAGTCGTCTTGTGTCCGGCCTGAAAGGAGAGGCTGTTTATAGTCAGGGCGGCTTGTTGCCCTTCACCAGACTCATCCGGATATGCAAAAAGGACAACAGTATGCGACGGACATAATTTATTAATCACGCACTCCGCAACCGTATCACCCCACGTCCGGATCGGTGTGTTACAGGTGTCCGAACATGTCTGCCACTGAGCACCGGCATCCACCGGCAACGTCACACGCCAGAAATAACGCCAGCGATCACCCCATTCCGGATCGGGGCTTGCATCCAGGTGCTGGAACTGTTCGATCGTCACGCCGGTATATCCCAGCGCCTCAAGCTGCTCCAGGAAGAACTGCTCATTTATGCCACCAGCCACATTGGCTTTTGCTTCCAGCCGTTGCTGACGCTGGCGTAATGTCTGGGCTCCAACAGGAGAGCAGGTGTCAGGTAAACCATACAATTCTTCATAACGTTCAATCAGCTCTGTTGACTGACCAGGATCGATTTCAGCCATCAGTTCATCAGTCCGCTGATGAACACGTACAAGCGATGGTGCCAGACCATCAAGCACGCCGTCGGTATCGCTCCATGCAGGCCCCGGCGGCATCAGTCCGTACAGCAGCTTTGTATAATCATCCTGTAACGAATCCATTATTTACTCCTTGCCGGGTCATAAGCCTGCCAGGTGATCTCGCCGAGCACCGGAAGCTCGGTCTCCCCCAGGTCAATATCCGATGAAGGGACGATTAACCGGTGGGCCACTTCACCAGCAGACAAACTGATGGCCTCACTGATTCTGGACAGATACATACGCCCCTCTGGCACACCATCCCGTAACATCAGTGCATTCAGCTCTGCTTTTATTGCAGTCCTGATCTGCGGTGTGTCTTTCGATAATGCAATCGTCATCGGGATGACTTTTTCTGTGGCACCGAATACATACAATCCACTTCCGGCAACCGGTGTCAGAGGAAGAATGTGTTCTCTGACTGCATTAATGACGCTTTCATCCGGAGCCGGATGTTCCGGATCGTTTGTCGCCACCATCACGCCAACCGTTCCAATGCCTTTCCAGTGTCTGAAAGTCCATGCACGGTTAATACCCTGAACTTCTTTCGCCCAGATAACATAATCAGGGTCTGCGCCCCCCTGTGGAATGTAGTAATAACGTTCCATAACGCGGGCACGCCATATTTCCAGATTTTCAATATCTTCACCGTCTGTAATGGTGTCCGCGTACCCTGTGGACGGCAGACCACTGACGGGTGTTCCCAGTTGCATGGCAATACCATCATCCGTATTCCCCGCCGCCCCCGGTTCATCTGCCACAACAGGCACCCGGAGAAGACCATCGGCTGCGGTCACCGTCGCCGTCGTGGTGAAGGTCACCTGATCATCACGCTGGATCTGCGTTCCCGCTGGCAATACAGGTGTTCCCTCTACGCCATCCCAGCGCACAAATCCCCGGGCTGTCACCGCATCTTTTCGCAGGCAGCGTTTGATTCTGGCGTGCCGGTACAACCAGTCTTCATCACACATGTCCGGCAACAGATTTCTGGCAAGATAATCGATATACCCGTACAACGTGTGTACGGCTGCAGCCTGTACACGGGCATACACTTCCGCATCCATACGACGAAGCAGCGTATCCTGCTCAAAGCGGGTTAATAAATCGCTCCGGATCATAGAAATAAGTTGCGGAAGGCCGGGGCGATAAAACTGACTGTCAGCCATTCAGTTCACTCCAGATATCATCAAAAATAATGTTGTGAATATTGCCGTCACGCTGGTAAATGGTAATGGCAAGTGCCAGCGAGTCTGTCCCGGTCCGGACAGCGTTAATATCAAGACGGGAAGCAACACCATCCTCCACCATCCACGCCAGCGCCTCACGGGCATAATCTCTGGCAAGCTGCGGGGTTTTATTTGTCAGTTTGCTGCGTCGCAGCAGATACAGACGCGACCCCGTGCGATCATTCTGAACAGCAGGCCAGGTATCCCCCCACCATCCAAATATCTGCGGTGCATCATCATCCCGCCCGGCACGCCGCCAGGTAAAAAGCGAAATAATCACAGCACGCGTCAGAAGGTCGAGCAAAGCCCCGGTCGACACGGGTCGCCCGTTAACATTAATCATCATGATTTTCAGCCCATCGGTTGATCCGGCGTGTCAGTGATCCCGCCACCATCACCATTTTCGGTGTGTTTGTGGGCATTGTAGGTCTGCCGCATTTGCTGCATGCTGAGTCCGCCACTGTCGCAATTGTCAGTAATATCGGCGGTGGATTCGACCGGCATTTCAAAGCGCGCTTTAGGCGCGTTTTGAAAAATAATGGGCTTCCCGGCCCCGTTCACCACAATACCGGAACGGGTCAGGACAACGGACTGTCCCAGATCGTCATAAAGCGCCACTTCCCCACGTTTCAGTCCTTTCAGCCGGTAACGTCTGTCAGACACGACCACAACCACACCATGAGAACGATCGCCCGCCGGAAATAAAGCAACGCCCTCAGCACCGTTCTGTGCGGCAGATGTAAAACCATAAGGTTCAAGGTGCTCAACGTGTTGTTTCTGATCTCCGGCTATCATTTTCAACCCTACAGACTGACACTTTCTGGCGGAATCCACCGCCGTGATGACAGCCCGGGAAATCAGATTGCGAAGAGAAAACCCGTTCATCAGAAATCCTCCTCAACATTTTTTTTCTTCCTGGCGGTAACAGGCTCGGGGAGATAAGCATCTGCCGGGCCAACCCGTAATTCAGTCGTCGTGCCCCGGTCGTCCTGGTTATAGGTAACTTCTGCAATCACCAGTTCATCATTATCAAAATTATTCAGCGGGTCGAAAACGATGACAGATAACCCCGGACGCCATAACGCGCCACTGCCCTGCCGCCAGCCCTGAACCGTATATGTTGTCTCACGGGTAAGCGCAGCCCGTTGGCGCGCTTCAAATTCACAACGGGCCTTACAGGTTGCTGTCGTTGCTGTGCCTGACTGCTGAATCAACAAAGGGCGATAACGGGTCACGCCATTGTCCTGAATGGTCTGACGTATTGCGGCAATGGTGGCCTCACCAAAATCATCGTCGTTGCCCGGGCGCTGCCCACTGACCTGATATTCAGAAAACCGCTCTCTGATGCTTCTTTCCGTGTCACAGGAAAGAATATTCTCTCCCAGCACCAGTGCCGTCGCCGCTTTGCCTGTTCCGGGTTTCCCAAGAACCAGTCGCCCACATTCATCGTCATAAGCCAGCGTCTGAACCTGCCCCAGCAACCGGTTAAGACAATCGGCAACAGTTTCGCCGTGTTCCGGCTGTGCATCAATCACCGCAGTCTGAGGCACGCCAGCATCAACAACAGTGATGCCAAATGGCGCAGCCAGTTCAGTGACTATTCTGAGCAGGTTTTTTCCGCTCTGCTGGAGTGGCAAAGCGGAGCAATCAACCAGATCGGCTGTTTTGCTTCGCCCGACAATCCCCATACTGACGCTGCTGGCGTCATAACGAAGCGGTAGTGCCTCCACATATCCGGTGAGCACGGGCTCATCCCCGATAAGCACTTCAACCAGCTCACCATTTTTTATCCGGGGCTGATAATCCCGGCTGCCGGGCCAGCGGGTGGTAATGGCAACATTAAAATCCCGGGCAATACGGTTAATGCCCGCACTGATACGGACGGATGTCCAGCCGCCCCATTCGCGACCGGAAACCCGAAGTAAAACGGTATTATTCATCTGACGGGTACCCTTAATGTCCTGACCGGAACAAAGCCCGGGTGGGAGATGGCATTTCGATCCAGGATATCTGTTTCACGGGACGCATCGTCGTACCATGACGCAGCCAGAACAAGTGCAGGCAGCACCTCCGCTGGCGTTCGCTCTGCGGTTTCCTCCGTCTGAACCAGACGCGCCTGAATATCCCGGTTCAGCTCTGTACGTAATGACGTCAGCTGAAAAAACAGCCCGTCGTCCATCGTGCGTCTGAGCTCCTGTTCAATCGCCGCATTCAGCGATTCGCGTATGATGGTAAGTTTTTCCCGCGTGGGTGGTTGCGCTGTTTCATCCTGTTCTGTGCTGGCTGCCACGCTGCCAAGCGCCGGATGAGAAACATGAATAATATCGGACTGACGTTCAGTGGAACCACCAACAGCCACAACCGCCTGCTGATTTTTCACCAGACTTCCGGGTTGCGGCAGTGAAGATACCGCCCTTACAGCCTCGCTGATTGCCGTCGTCCGGATGACGGCTGCCACCAGATTTGTCTGCTGTTTTTGCCTCACAACCGATGCGGAATCTGTGGGCCACACCGCACGCGGTGCCAGTCCTGGATCCAGCGTAATACCGGACATTGTTGTTATGGACTGCACCAGATCCTGTGTGTTATCCACCAGTCTGGTTCCGGCCCGCCAGGTATCCTGCAACATATGCACAAAATCACTGGCAACCGACGGAGGCATCAGAATGACGGATAAATCGCCCTGCAGTAGTCTCGCTCCGGCAGAAACAGCCGAATTAACCATTTTGAAAGCTGTCTGAACGGTTCCCAGCATATCGGTCGTCCGGGCAATCACATCGTTCTGAATAAAGTCCGGCATTCCCGCGAGATCAAAATCGCCGAACATGTCTTCAATCAACTCATCCAGGAATACGGACGACTCCTCCAGTTTTCTGGCGGTTGCAGCTCCGGCGACCGGAAATGACAGTTCCCCGCTCTCAACAAACTGAAATGAAACCCGGCACATACGGCCTTCAGTGCCGGAGTGAGAAACGGTCACCTGCCCATCAATACAGCCCTGCATTTCACCGAACTGCGGATGGATCAGCGTCCCCGGCCCGGCGGTTTCAATCGCTGTAATCAGCCTGTCGCGCTGCTCTGCGTAATCATCACCAACGAGATACGCATTAATCGTCAGCCGTCGCGTGGCACGCCCGAGATCCTCCGTGTACGGTTTGTCACGGTTTGGATATTCATGAACCTGAACGCGGCGTCCGAACGAACCCTCGTCGCTCTCCACCGAAAACGGAACGCCGCGAAATGAAGCATCGTAAAGATTATCGCGCCAGGTCGTTCCGGAAGATGAAAAAAACAAAGAGGACAAAGAAGGTAAGGAAGGAAAATCCATTCTGATACCCCATTATTAACGCCTGAAAGGTGAATACCCAACGTCATGGGTTATTTTCATAAAGGGATCGCCTGTTTTCGGCAAATCGATAACGCGCATTCCCTGTGGCGCATTGTCAAACGTGACTTTGATTTCACCACGTGCTGCCACAGACGATATCGCCGGATTAAGCAAAGGAACATTCGGTTTGTACTGACGCGGCTGATTAAGGGATGCCTGGTATTCCTCATAATTTTTTCGATTAAAAAACGGGGTCCAGTCAGAGGCCAGATATATGCCATGATCCCTGGCCCAGTTGACATCGCCCTCAGGCAGAATTGATTCAAGTGCATTTTCGACGGGCTCCCACATCATAGAAGCCAGCACCCCATATACACCGGCTTTTCCGATAACGCCCCCGCCTTTACCAAACAATCCGGTAGCGGCAGTGACCTTGCCGAGTGTGCGCATATCCTTCGTCACAATGCTGATTGATTTAGTGACATCGGTGACCCACTTTGTCGCCATAAAAATGGCGATTGCTTTAAGGATCGTTTCCCATCCCCCCATAGCCTGGGCGGTGCTATCAATGACTTCCCAGACATTTTTAATAACCGGTCCAACGGTTTCCCAGTTATCAATTATGAGATATGCACCACCGACGAGAAGCGCAATTAATCCCTTTGCCGGCGTCATATTCATCACGCTACCCATGATTTTTGTTATGCGTGTCAATGTGCCAATCGCCACGCCCATCGTCAGTAATGCCGCACCAGTTTTCGCGATGGTTTTTACGACCTCAGGATTTTCTCTGACAAACGTGCGCACTTCTTCCAGAAAAGGCTTCATCTCTTTTATGCCTTCATTGATTGAAGGCAGGAAGGTTTCCCCCAGCGTGGAAGAAATCGCATTGATCTGGTTCTGCAGCAGCAACAACTGATTTTCCGTCGTCGCGGCACGGGCGGCATATTCTTTCTGCATTGAGCCGCCATACTGCTGCGCATCCGCCACACGATTAAAGTTGGTTCGCAACAAATCCAGATTCGTGAGTAGAGGCGCGATGGATCCAGAAGATTCCTTGCCGAACAGCTCATTAAGCGCGGCGGCCTGTTTTTCTTTCGGCACTTTCGCCAGAGAATCCAGTACGTGCAGCATGGCCCCACGGGCGTCTTTCTGCATATCCGCCGCCAGTTTTTTCGGGCTAATGCGCAACGAGCGGAGCACTTTTTTCTGCGATTTGGTGGCAGAATCCCCCGCTGTCAGCGACAACATAAAATTCTTTATCCCCGTCGCCGCAATTTCTGATTCCACCCCCATTCCGGCAATGGTTGCCCCCATTGCGGCAATCTCTCCGGAGGCCACACCCGCAACACTGCCTAAAGGGCCAATACGGGTCACAATATCAGAAATCTTTTTCGCACTTGCAGGACCGGTATTACCAAGATAGTTAATCTTGTCCGCAAGTCCTGCCACCTCTCCCTGTGTCAGTTTAAAGGCAGTGCGCCACTGTGCCATCATCTGACCGGATTCTTCTGCCGTGGTGTCAAAAGCCACGCCCATCTTCACGGCGTCGTCAGTAAACTGCATCAGCTCGTCACGGGCGATACCAGCCTGACCACCCGCCGCCACAATTTCGGCGATACCTTCCGCCGACATGGGCAGCTCTGTTGACAGGTCGCGCACCTGCTCCGTCATTGCCTTAAACGCTTCCGGCGTATCCAGACCATCCACCACTTTCCGGACATCCGCCATTTTTGATTCAAGGGCAATGGCAGATTTGACCGGGAGCGCCAGCGCCCCCAGTACTGCGGTTCCGGCACCCGCTGCGCCCAGTGACAGGCTGGCAAACTCCTTTTTAAAACCTTTCAGCTGGCGCTGCATTCCCTTCAGCGGTGCCGATACCTTATCCACGGCAGTGATGATCGCCTTCAGCTGAAAACTGTCAGCCATGCTTCATCTCCTCGTTAATGCGGACGGCCTCGGCTTCCAGTTCTGTAAACTGCGAAATAGCCACCCGTCGCAGCTCCAGTGGATTCAGTTTCCAGAACCAGGCAACATTGTAGAGTCGTTTCCGGAGGTGCTTCCCGTCTCCGACTGGGTAAAAAAACGCAGGATCTGCATGCTGGTCTTAAAAATATCCAGTTTTGCCATCTGCGCCGCCGATGAACGCGGGATCCCCGCCAGCAACGGGATATATTTCAGTGCCACCTGGCTGTCCAGTTTAATACTGCCTTCACCGGAAATAATGAAAGGAAAACCCAGCGCCTCGATTTCGTCATACGTGGGCTCGCGCAACTCCAGCACATGCAGCATTTCGTTATGCGCTGTCACCGGTTTTTTTAAAACAATTTCTGTAACGTTCATTGCCATTACTGATACCCTCCCTCTTCGCCGTGGAATTCAAGATCTGCCGTGCCTTCTTCGGCATTATGGTTAGCCTCTCCGTGCAGCCATGCAGCCGAAAGCACATACACCATGCCGTTTGCCAGTTCAGCGGTAATCGTCATCTGGTCTGATGTGGTAATTTTGTCGACCGGAAAGTTTTTGGGCACTTTAAACGTGCCTTTAACGTAAGGTGACCGCCAGGTCTCCTTGTAATCCACATCCCCTGCCATGCCGACAACATCATCCCGGACATTGGTGTTCATCGGCACTTCAATGCCACCTGTCAGCGATAACTGCTGACCATCCACTTTAAAAAAACAGGTTCCGGCGATCTTTGCCATTATGCTGACTCCTCTGAATACTGAAGACGGAACTGGTTAACCACCGCAAAGACACGTAACTGATTAACATAATCCGGCGGGAACAGCGTATTCAGTCGGTTCGGGTTATCCGCATCACGCTCAACTATCAGATACTGTTTAAACAGATCGTAATTTTCCACAATACCGGCACGCTCCATCTGACGATATGTCGCCAGAAGTTCCCCTTTGATAACGGCAGGAGTGACAATCGCCTGCCCCGGACCAAAACGGGTACCATCATTTGCCAGCTTGTGACGTCCGTACTTGCTTGTGATGACCGATTTCAGTTTGCGAAGAACATATGCACTGGTATGCAGAGTTTCACTGTCCAGATAGCTGTTGTCTGCCACGCCATACGCATTCTTTTTGTAGGTGGTTACAGAACGCTGGATCCGCAACGTGCCGCCTTCCACATAAGCCGTCGCCACGCCGTGAGATAAAAGGGTCTGCTGCTCTGTCATGATGAATCGCTTACCTTTCGGTGCCGGAAGCATCCCCACCAGCTCCCCCGTCTGTGTCGGACGGGCAGGATCATTCCGGATAAATACCGCTTCACGGGCAAGGCGACTGGCAACCAGTTCATCGACAGGCGACTGGGTTTCTTTTTCGTAACCGGCAAGCGTGATATGTTGCTGATTATGCATATCTCCGGCACCAACCAGCTCTGACAGCGTTCCCAGTTTTGCGGTATAGACATGCCCGTATAACTGGCGCGCATAACTCCAGCGACCGCTGCTGTCATTCATTTCGGTCATCATCATATTGATGGAGGCGGCATCGTTGAACGGCAGACCGATAAAATCGAATACCTCATCGCCCATAGCGGCAACAGCGGCGGTAAGATCAGGTGCTCCACTACCTGCAGTTCCGGCTTCCGTCACGACCTGAAGTCCCGCAGGCAGAATTTCACCACCACCAGAACCATAATAATTCAGGCAGACAGGTAGCTCGTTACCATACAGCCCCTTATGACGGGCAGTCAGTGTCACCACACCTGCATCAGATGACGCCGTAAACGGCAGGGTGATAACACCATTTACCGCTTCCTTAATCGCGGTGGCAACCGCAGTGGCATTATCGCCATTCACCACAGGCACCTGTACACGGGAGCGCCCGACATACAGACTCAGGGTGCCGCTTTCCTCTGCTTCTCCGGTAACCGTCACCCTGACCGTTGCCGCCGCCCCTTTGGCTTCCGGTACCGTAATAACATACAGTTCACCGAAAGGATCTGTCTGACGGTATACTTCGACCATACGCGCCAGCTGGCTCCCCGCTCCACAAATCTGACGGGCATAATCTGCCGACGGCATCAGCACCAGGCTGTTAACCTCAATGGCAGCATCGTTGCCTGCATGCCCAATCAGTAATGCAGGCGCGCTGGTCACCGCTGTATTTGCCGCAGAATTGTCCATCTCGGCGTAGAACAACGGCACCAGCGTATTCGACGGAACAGCACTAAAACTTATTGTCATGATTCTTTAGCCTTATCCTGTTTAACACGTACCACATCACCCGCCGCTATACGGCGGAACCAGTAGCTGTTTTCTTCCACATTTCGCCCGTCAGAAGGCAAAAGGTCTCCACGGGCAGGGTCAGGAACTGACCGCCCTTTCAGGGGTTTCACAAACATGCGGGACTCTTATTTCTGAGGGAAACGCATTTCCAGATGGTGCTCAATGTCACCATCCGGGCCAGTACCAGGATCGATGTAATCCACATCAATACTCAGCAGGGATAAATCCGGCAGGGCATTCACGTCCTCTGCCTGTCGCGTGTCTTCTTCCGTGATTTCATACTTCGCCGTAAAATCAAACTGGTAATACAGTTCGTAACGGTTCAGATCCAGCAGGGTGCCACCGGCATAAACAATCTCGCCCCCCTGCGGATCCGGCATCCATCCAAGCAGGGCTTTCCAGAGTTCTCTCCGGACATCATGAACGGCGTCATAGGCTGCCCACTGCCCTTTTTCATCACGCTCATTGCTGAGCACAACAATCACGGAGAAGCCTTCTGTCAAATCCTGCCAGTAATCGGTCTGTGATTTTTGTTCCCCCGGTGCATCGTCAGAGGGAACCACATAGGCAGCAGGCAGTCGCAGTTTTCCGGCATCAGGGATCGCCTTAAACTGCGCCGCGCCACCAACACGATCCTCAAAACGCGGGCATCGCTCACGCAACGCCGCAATTATCGTTGTCAGTTTCATTTATGCTTCCTTTTTACCGGACGTAACGAACGCTGCAGCTCACGGGACAACAGTTCCTGCGTCCAGTGACGCCGCCGCTCAATAACGTCAGCCATAAAGTTATTACGCGGGGCCAGCCGGAAAGTCGAAGAATGGTGCTTCTTCTGCCGCTTATCCTTTTTGTCCATTCCATACGCTGAATGGCGAACGCCGTAATACAGAAATGCCGGATAATAGGATGCGCCTTCATGGAAACGGCGATTCCCCTGCCCGTTTTTCTGGTTAGGAGAAATTTTCACCATCAGTCCGGGGCGACGCGTCGTTTTTTTGGGAACGTAATAACCGATGGAGCGGGCCAGACGCCCGGTCTGATATCCCGGATTCTCTCCCGGACCGGAACGCCCGCGTTTAATCACCAGACGTCTGGCGTCGCGCATATAGACGCGCCCGATCTGCACAAATGCCCGCCGCAGACGGGCACGATTAAACTCCAGCTCCTTTGGTTGTTTAAAGTCGACGTGTAAAAATGCTGTCTGATTCATGGCATTCACCCCATCGTCGCGCTGTACGCAGTTCCTCACATTCCAGTAATAAAAAACGTCGCTGACCGTTCAGGTCGCGTATTCGCCGGATCCGGTACTCCTGACCGTAATAAACCACCTCATGATCTGCCGTGATGCCGTGACGGAAACGGATTGTAAAATAATGCGTAACGACATTTTCTGTCTGCACTGAGCCCTGATAAGCGGCAGCGCCTGGCTGAGCCACCTTTGCCCAGACATCAAACGACTCCGGATACGTTGGCTCCGTACCAAAATCAGCGGTGGGTTCATCCACCCGAAGGCGGATCTTTATCCGGCGATTCAGCTCTCCGGGATCCGGTAAAAGGTAAGTGGCACTGGTCTGACTTTGCCTGATTTTCATAGCGGGACAATCCTGTAAGGGCCAGCAAGCCATCTGAAACTCATTGGCGTTTCCAGTTTCTCCACATCGGTGATCGTTGAGCGATTTTCATAAAAATGACTGACCAGCATCAGCATTGCCAGACGAACGTCATCAGTCAGATGCATCCCGTCAGGATCGTCTTCCGGAATCGTCTCTTCCGGTGCATACAACTTCCTGTTCAGGTATGTCTCTGTTCTTTTCTGTACCGCCTGTGCCAGCAATTTCAGAAAATCGCCGTCACTGTACAAACCATCATCGAGCCGGAGGTGAGATTTAATTTCCTCTTCTTTCAGGAGCATATTTTCCTCCTGTGCCCGCCATTACGCGGGCACAAAAAAACCGCATTACGCAGTGGCTTTCTGGCGGGTTGCAGCCCCAATTTTCATCAGCTTAATCGCCTGAGAATCCACCAGCATACCGCCGGTTCGCTTGGTGGTATAAAAACCCACAAACGGTTTGTTGGTGTACGGATCGCGCAGGATACGGGTACCGATGCGATCAACGATGGTATAGCCACGTTTGAAGTTACCAAACGCAATGGCTTTTGCATCGGCGGCAATATCCGGCATCTGCTCATTCTCAACGATGCCATACCCTGCCAGAGAAGAAGGCTGACCCAGCTCAATACCCGGACGCCACAGATAATTTCCGTCGTTATCCTTCAGCAGACGAATGGCAAACAGGCTGCTGTTGTTCATCATGAACTTCGCGCCGCTGCGGTGCGCCTTACGCAGGGTGTAAATCAGTTTAATGATCGCATCAGCGGTCACGCCGGAAGCCGCACCGGAAGCGATATGCTGAAGTTTGCCAAACTTACGGGTTTTGTCATCTTCATCGGTGGACTCATAAGCCAGAAAACCTTTTGGTTTTTTGCTGCCGTCGCCACTGGTAAAGGCCATTTCTTCCTGTTCGGCAAATTCCAGCGCCAGCTCACTGTTGATCCAGTCTTCCACATTGAAGAAAGCGTCATCGAGCATTTTCTGGGTGGCCTGCGGGTTGCCGTAGATTTCCCCCATAAAGGGTTCAATCAGCCCCAGTTTTGAGGTGGCGGTTTCCGGACGCGTATCCGTTTCCCCCACCCATCCGGACTTAGTGCCGCCCAGATTCACCAGTTTTTTATAATCCGAGCCACCGAGGGTGATCACGGTGGCTTCCTGGCGCATCACCACCTCATCTTTCAGCAGCGTCAGGATGGTACGATCCAGTTCTTCCGGAATGGCATAACCACCATCTTCATCATTGCCCACCTGAAGCGCCTTACGTTCAAGTTCACGCAGACCGTCTTCACGCCCCTTGCGCATAAATCCGATAAACGCTTCTTTGTGTTCACCGGCAACTTTATTTTTCGTGCCGCCTGCCGGACGCTTAACTTCAGCCAGCTCAGCCTCAAGATCGCTTTTCAGGTTTTCCAGCTCGCTGATTTGCCCGTTCAGGCTTTCCACCTGTTCGGCCAGCTTGCTTTTTTCCTGTTCGATCGCGTCAATGCGCTTGTCGTTTTTTGCCTTAAAATCGTCAAACTTCTGCTGCAAATCCTGCGCGACCTGTTCAACGTCTTTAATATCAACAGCCATTATTTACTCCTGGTTAAAATTTAAGATTTTTCAGTGCATTCAGTGCGACATCCACATCCTCAGCATCACGCAGGGATAAAGCGCCATATCCCCCGGCCATGAATGCTTTGGCCTGGGTTCGCGAGAGTCCAACATCGCGCAGGACTCGCTCAATAATTTTCTGATCAGGGATCTCCCCACGCGCCAGCGCATTTTTCACATCGCTGATGCGTGCTTCATCATTGGAAGGAAACGTCACCAGACTGACCTCCCACAGGTCGATCTCTTTCAGCAGGAATACCCCTTTTTCCCGGTCGTACTCCCAGTCTTTCAGGATGTAGCCAACAGAAAGGCCGGTTAAAGAACCGGCCTTCATATGGGCGTGTGCACGTTTTGCCAGGGGATCATCATCAACGAGTAATCGCCCCCTGACATAAAGCCCGACATCATCTTCTTTCATTTCGGTGTACACACCGATGGGCTCATCCATGCGGTGCTGCCAGAGCAACGCAGGCAGCGCCTTTTTTTCGCTCCATTTCTCGAGTGTTGTGGTAAAGGCACCGGGGACCACCACATCATCGTGGCTGTCCTTTACACCAAAGACGGAGCCATACCCTTCAAACTCACCGGAGTCACTGACAGATTTCAGACTCAGCGGTACATCAAGACGTTGTTTCGTCTGCATTGGCGTTATCCTTCTGCTTACCGGCTTTACTGCCATCGGAGGGTTTCGTGGTCATGTTCATCGGTGTGAGATAGACATCCCCACCGGGACGCGGATTCATATCTTCCAGGTCGCGGCAGTCATTGGGAGAGTAAATTCCCCAGTTAATCCCGGTGGCGTAGGCTTCAAAACGGGATTTCATATCCCCGCGCAGTAACGCCCCGGCGTTAAATTTGGCGTAAAACTTCCCCTGTTTGCTCTCCCTGACCAGCCCTGTATTGATCCGTTGTTCAATACGGGTCAGATACGGCACAAGGGAATAGTTGATAAATCCGAGCCCCAGCTCTTCAATATTGTTGAAAGTGGCGCGATCGGTGTTCTGCACCATGTGCAGCGGCACGCGGAAAAGACGACAGATTTCTTCCAGCTGAAACTTGCGGGTTTCCAGGAACTGGCTGTCCTCGGCGTTCAGTGCCACCGGCTTCCAGTCCAGCCCCATTTCCAGAATCATCGGACGGTGCGCATTACCCAGCCCAAGATGACGCTCCTCAAAATCCCTCTTCATGCGCTCATAAGCATCCGGCGTGAGCTTTTGTTCCGTACGCAACACACCGGATGTCACAGCACCGTTACCAAACAGCCTGGCGCCGTGCTCCTCGGTTGCCGCTGCCAGTGAAATGGCCTCGCGCGCATATGCAATGGGATTCAGACCGACAAGTCCATCCAGCGTCAGGGTGCGCACATGCCAGATTTCATCCTGGGTCAACACATCCACGGAGCCATCCGGAAACGTCACCTGATAAACCGGCTGCCACTGGCTGTTCAGCTTCGGCTCCACACAGCCCGGATCTATCGGAAGAAGCTCCACTACTTCCCCCAGCGCCTTCACCTTGTAGGCGTAAAAATTCCCCCGCAGACACAGGCAGACAATAACCAGCTCCCAGAATTCCTGCGGCGTCATGTAGCCATTGGGTTTTGCTGAAATCAGCTTATGCAGCCGTTCATCCACCGCCCGTGTTTTAAGGGTGCCGCTGATTTTGTAGAGACTGCAGGGCAGCATACCAACAGACTCAGCCAGCACCCTGACGCAGGAATACACCGCCGTCAGCCGCATGGCCCGCTGGCTGCTGATCCGCTTTCCGGTATAGGTGTCGTATGACAACCCCAGCTCTTCCGCAAGCATCCCGGGCGTTGTGACGGGGGTGTTATTTTTACGTTGAAAAAGCCCCTGGAAAAACATTACTCACCTCCGGAGGCGACCCGGTGACCGCGATCGAGATAACGCGCAACCAGCCACGACCAGCACAGACACAGCACCCCGGCAACAACAAAACCCGCCGGGGGATAAATCAGCCAGGCGCCATACGCCAGCAAAAGCACACCCAGCACGCCCACCAGAGGCGTGAGAATTATCAGAAACATAATGACCTCGGTTAAAGCGAGCGAATACCAACGCTGACCAGATGTTCAGACAGATCCGGCTCCGGTTCACCGCCATTGACCAGCATCCGGCTCATTGCTGTAAACATCGCAACAGGGCCGTCGATTTTGGCTTCCGGCGTGGATTTATTCGGGAAGATATTGTCGTTTTTGTCCGGTTTTACCGTAACGTTAGACATCATCCAGTTCATGACCGGATGATTGCTGTGGTGGAAACGCCCGGCATAGACCAGTGATTCCGTTTCCTTCATGGCCTCTGACAGATTGCGGACCGTCTGCGGAACTTCCACCAGCGGTATACCTTCTTCAGTCAGCGCCAGACTGAACTGCATTGCGCTCCACGGGTCAAATCCCAGTTCCCTCAGGTTTTCACCGCCAATCCATTCCAGTAGGTCACTTTTGATCTGAGCATGATCGATAACATCACCATCCGTCAGGATGAGCTTACCCATCTCCGCCCACTTCCGGTAAAGTTCTGCCTGCTGCCGTGAGCATCGTTCCAGCCGTCCTTCCGGAAGCCAGAATTTAAAATCGGCATGAACATGCCCGTTATCCGTTCGCCAGAGTTTTGCCGCCGCACAGATATCAATCTTATGAGCAAGGTCGACGCCGACCCACATGGGATATGTTTTCAGCTCATGCTGTGGAGCAATGTATTCGCACTTCTCCCACTTAATCATGTCCATCCAGGCAGACTCTGCTGTTACCCACACATTCATGTGTTTGGTAAGAATATTTCAAGTTTTTTAAAATCACCTGTATATCAATCGTTTAACATGAAAAAACAGTCTTTATAAATCATCAAGCAATACACAGCGCAATACACGTATCTGTATTGTTTTAATGCTGATACACACCGTTTTTTGATACAGTGATTCGACCTACCATCGCGAAGCATTTTTTATTTCTTGTGTGTAACAATCTGACGAGGTGAGCACTCAAAGAGATAAGAGGCAGTAGAAATTTCGATCACCCCCCTGAATGCAATTTTTCGTATATATATACAAAACAGCGCGGGTTATGCGGGTTAGCGGGTTATCTTCGCGTGCTAAGTATTTTTTGCTCTTTAATATCAATGCGTTAAAAAACAACGTATTTAAATATCAGCCAGAATGTAACCCGCAAGACATTCAAAATAACCCGCACCCCTCCCTCAAATAACCCGCAAAAACATCCCTGAAAGTGGGTACCGGTAATACTGAAAATTTATTCCATTAAATGAGCATTGTCCTCTCTCATCCATTCCGTTACACACCATCAAACGCCGCAAGCCGCTCTTTGTGGCTGTCGCTCATATCGAATGCAAATTCCTCATGCTCTGCCTGGAATGTGCCAAACGCCATCAGCGCCGCAACGCTCGGGTCTATCTTGTTGGATGATTTTTTCTTGTTCGGCTTGATATTGGCGTTCGCGTCACTCTGCATCACAACATTACTCATTGACCAGGCCAGCACCGGATCGCCACGATGCACAATCACCTTCCGGTTAACAAAAACTTCGAACGATTTCGCCGCCGGACTGAAACGAAGGTATGTTTGCGGGAACGGCTCCACCTCAAATCCTGCCCCCTGTAGCTGCGTCCTCAGGTGCGTGGCGTTCCATGTATCGAAGCCCACCAGCCTGATATTGAAATTCTCTGCATCCGCCATGATGTCATCACGGATACGGTCATAATCAATGCAGTCACCCGGTGTTGTGCGTATCCAGCCCGCCTTTACCCACTGGCGATAGATGGCGCGGTTTTTATTGGCGGGGTTCTGTAGCTGAAATTCAGGCAGATAGTGACGGGAAACCAGCATAATCTTTTTACCGACCGGAAAGGCATAGCACACGCTGGAAATATCGCTGGTTGATGATAAGTCCAGCCCCGCGTAGCACTCCTGCCCGTATAAATCCGCCTCCGCGAACGTTCCGGCGCACTCCGCCCATGCACCGTTACCCATCCACGGCGTAGCCCCCTGACACCAGATATTGAATCGCTTGGTGAGCATTTCCACCCACTGCGACGGAATACCCCGCGCTTTCTGGATGGTTGAGGCCAGTTTTTCACGATCGACGGAAACATCGATATTGGGATTCGCCTTTATCCACATCGCCGGATCGTCAACCTCGCTTTCATCATCCAGCTCGTAAATCAGCACGAACATGGATTCGTTCACCTCTTCACCATCCAGTATCTGGCAGCAATAGTCATAGTGTTGTTTACAGGCTGAAACAACGTTGCTCCCCGATGTGGTGATGGCAAATAACAGCCCCTCCGGACGCGCCCCCATTCCCAGTTCAAGCGCGGAATAAACCCCGTTGTCAGGGTGCAGGTGATATTCATCCACAATGGCAAGGCTCGGGTTTGTACCTTCAATGGTTGCCGCTTTTGCTGCCAGTGGCTTTAACAGGCTGTTGGTTTTCGGGTGTATCACCTTGTGTGCCTGAATATTTACCCGCTTTCGTAACGGTCGGGATAAAAGGCACATCTGACGCGCATCATCAAACACGATCCGCGCCTGATCACGACTCACGGCGGCGGTGTAAATATCCTGCTGCCCGTTTTCCATAACCAGAAACCAGTTAGCCAGGATAGCGGCGACCGTGGATTTGGCATTTTTTCGCGGCACTTCAATGAATGCGCTGGTGTATTTGCGCCGTCCGGTGGCCTTAACCTTAAAGCCCAGGATGCACGCAAAGGCGAACTGCTGCCACGGCTCCAGCTCAATGGGGCTACCGCGCATTGCGCCTTTTACGTGCGGACACACCCTGGAAAAGGCAATAAACCGCTCCACGACCTCCGGATCGAACGTGTAAAGGGGGTTTTCAAGGTCAGAAAAATACCGTTTAACGGCCTGTTTCAGTCGTTTACAGGCCGTAATTTTGCCGTTTTTTACGCCTTCTGCGTACTCATGCCAGGCGGTCAAGCTCGTCCTCTTCCTCTGTTTCCGGTGGATTTCTGCGGCGACTTACCGGGTCAAAACCCAGCAAAGAAGCCATTTTGATCATTATTCTTTCAGCGTCAGCCTTTGCGCTCAGGGCGGGGTTTCTGCTCTCGCTGCCCTGACTGTTAACAATGCTGAACCCGCGCGTGGCAAGGTCTTCGACGGCTTTGCGGTATATGGAGTAGTTAACACAATACAGCTCCAGATTGCTCCAGTCGGCGGGGGTAAGGTCTTCCCGTCCGGAAAGCTGGCGCGATTTTTCCTTCCACTGCCTGACCGCGATTTCATCCAGGTAAGCGGGGGCTTTTGGTGGTCTTGCCATGTTCTTTTTTCGCCCAATTATTTTCAAAAAAATTCCCGTGCACAAAAATTTGAGGAGGCGGTCGGTGTCCGGCAGGGACGGTTTCGTCCTGAAAACCACCCCCACCCCCTCTGACGGCCTCACCAGCGATTGCGAAAACATTCCATGACCTCGCGGTCACGGTCGGTTAATCACTTCGCTGTGGTGCGTTTTGTGCGCCCTGTCCTGTTGGCTTTGTGCCCTGTCTCCTGTGTCTTCCATAAGTCACGCTGCCTTATCAGTCCACGTATCAGCCTGGTTTGCTCCTGTTCAGTCATCATCGCCATACATCCAGTCGTTACGGTGTGCTGCCCGTTCTTCCTGCTCGCGATACATGCCCGCCTTACGGTTCGCTTTCGTGGCTGGATCTTCCCGTGTCGTCTTACGGTTGTGGCACGTCTGGCACAATGCCTGGTGGTTCCACTCAGGCCAGAAGAGAACATCACCGCCGCCATTGATGGGGATGATGTGATCCACCACAAGAGCTGGCGTATAAATCCCCTTAGCCAGACAACGCACGCATAACGGGTTTTTGCTCAGGTACAGGGCGCGGTATTTGTCCCACTGTCGGGAATACCCGCGCGCGCGGCGGTGTCCCCGTCTGGCATCCTCTGCACGCCATGCAGCCCGTCTGTGCTCTTCACACTTGCCGGACTTCACGCGCTTATTACAGCCCGGCTCAGTGCATCGCCTTAATGGTTGCCACGGCATCAGTACACCCCCACATCACGATAAACCGACCAGAGCGCAGAAATAGCCATAGGCAGTTCAGACTGCTCCACTGGTGAAACTGCTTCCCTGTTCTCGTACAGGAAAGCGATGTACATCAGGCAACCAACACGCATTGCCGGGGTAAATTCCAGCCCGTCTTCAAAACGTTTCCCGATATGCTTCTGGCAGGCTTCCAGCGCCGCATCGGTATACATTTTCAGAAGTTCGCCTTCACCGGATAAATCATCATCAAGTCGAAGATGTGCCCTGACTTCATCAGGTGTAATTCTGGCTTCACTCATCTTTTCTCCCTTTAATTTCCACAGTCTGTTTCCATGCCTGGCTGAACTCATCACCACCTTCACGCGGCGGCATACCCTCGCGTTCGCGAGCTTCGTTCGGATTCATGATCCCGCTCTTAATCCCTTTCTCATACGTGGCATAACGTTCGGTGGGTGTGGCGCGCAGTAAATCGGCTGAATCAAACTCAACCAGATAACGGGTACCAGGTACGGGAGAAGTCACCAGCAAAGCGGCCTTGATTTGCTGTTCGAAGTTCGCCAGCCACGGGCGCATTGTCATGGTCAGAAATGCGCGGCTCGCCTCACTGAAATTGCTGTAGGTGCTGTTGCTGTATTCCTGAAGAAAAATCGGCGACACGTTGAACATCCTGGCGATGTCTTCAATGGAGAAGCGACGGGAGGCCAGCCATTCCGCATCCTGGTTACTCATCCCCAGCTGCCTGTAATCCATGCCCCCTTCAAGGATTGGCGTTTTTCCGGCATTTTTCGCCCCCTTGTAGCGTTCCAGTGCGTCTAATGCCTGTTTACCTTTCACGCCGTCCAGCCATTCACCTGACGTGATAATCCCTGCCGCCATCATGCCATCTTTCATAATGCTGGCTCCGTGACGCTGTTGAGCAAGGCCAAGCCCCAGCGCCTCACGGCAAATCGTGACGGGGGAACGCCCCAGAAAGCCATCATCCGAGGCATAGCGGAGATGCAGAACTTCTTCCTGTAAATACGTGCGCACCGTTCCTGTACAGGGTTCGGTGATGGTATAGCGGTATTTGTGTGTGCCTGTGCGTTCCGGTACAACACACCCCGGCGCATAAGGATGAAGTGATTTTGGCTGCCCGTCCCGCCCCCACTCAATAACCGCATAGGCGTTACCGTTCAGCAGGCAGTGACGCATCATTGTGCGTTTAAACTGGTAAGGTGTCAGGCACGAATTAGGCTGCTCATTCAGCAGAATATCTACCGGGTGACTGTCCAGCCATTCCCGCGCCTCTCTGCCCTTATCATTGCGTACCAGATACAGGTAACACGGCATCGTGGCCACCGCCTCAGCGATGACAGAAACCGCGTTCATCACAGCAGGCAATGATTCAGCCGTCCCGGCAGAAACATATTCTCCGGATCCGGTATTTGGTACACCAGACAACGCCAGAAAATCATCAATGGACAGGTTACGCAGATCGCTTTTTTTACGACTAAAAGGCCACCACATATCACAACCCCGCCAGTTCAGCCCAGCGATGACGATTATTTCCTGCCGGGCGTAATTCAGGGTACTGTGCAAACAACGAACGGTGGGCAATCTCCACGCCGGATTCGGGATAAGCAGGCATCGATGTTATCGTGATTTCACGGAGTTCTGCGGCGGTTACAGTACGCAGATACGGTTTTTGCGCGATATTCCACTCCTCGCATAATGCGCGAAAGCCAAAGCTCATTCCTGTAATATCGCCACGTTCCACCAGCGTAAGCACATCTTTTCCAAGCTGGGTATTTGGCGGTGTCAGTTCAAAACGTAGCCCGGTGTTATCCTCAGTCAGTACCAGTGAGCCGGATTTGGTACGCCCCAGCAGTTGGGTATAGTCATGCTCATACAGACAGCGCACATCATTACCCGCCGCCAGATAGTCAGCAAAAGCCCCCGGCGTGAACTGTTCGCGAAACTCGTCCCAGATAATTTCTGAAAGGCTGTTCCAGCGAACGGCATAACCCACCAGTTTTTTATCGCTGGCGGTCAGTTCAGATGTACGGATTTCAAAATCGGTGTTTTTCATCGGTGTACTCCATAAAGCTGAAAAAGGAGGCCGAAGCCCCCTTTGCTCATTACTTGCCAGCCTGAATTTCCAGAATCTTGATGGCGTTCGAATCCACCACACCACCGCCCAGATATTTCTGGGTATAGATGTTAATGAATCCAGGCTCGCTGAAATCCGGACGGGTACGCGTACCGGTTTTATGGTCAACGATGAAATAACCGCGCTTAAAGTCACCGACTGCAATCACACCGTCCGGCATAAATTCCAGATATTCAACCGGAAGCCCCAGCAGAGAATCAGGATCACCAGCCTGTAAACGATCGCGCCAGATGTAATCACCAGTGGCATTTTTCAGTTTTTGTGCGGAGGCGGCTGTATTTGAGTTCATCACCCATACAGCTTTTTTGCGGTACTTATTGCGCAGCGTAAATTTCAGGTCAATCAGCATATCGGCGCTGAGACTGCCAGTCACTTTTTTCGTCTGGAGCGTACCGAAAGGACGGGTTTTGTCATTATCCGTAGTGCGCGGGAAAGTCAGGAAACCTTTGGCTTTTTTCTCGCCATCACCGGAAACCAGATCCGTTTCTTCGGTATCAACGAAAGTGTCGCCAATTTCAGAAGATAACCAGCCCATAATATCGACTTCGGAAAAATCGATAATTTCCTGAGTGGTTTTCGGGTAAGCGTAGATCGGATACAGGCGGATACTGACTTCATTCAGTTTTGGGGTTGCCGTCTGGTTACGTGCCGCACCTTCTTCGCCGTGTCCCACGACCGCACCCCCGGCAGAAACCAGTTGCTTAAATTCATTACTGTGAATGGTTTTAACAGTACAGATTTTACGCATCACCGACTCATCAGAAAGCTGACGCATAATTTCTCTGTTCAGTTCCGGGATAACCGTATAACCACCATCAGCCGGAACACTGCCGGACAGGTTGCGGGTTTCCCCGGTCAGAATGTAAGAGCGTAGCTCGTCTTTGGTGATTTTATCTTCGACGGGAACACCAGGCTGGTTACGTTCTTCATCAGCCACAGACTCGAGGCGGGAAATTTCTGTGTCGAGGGAATCGGCTTTTGCACGCAGTTCATCAAACTGTTTGCCCTCGTCATCGGTTAGACTGCGGTTTTCACTGTCGGCTTTTTCCAGCAGGGATCGCATCTGGTTTTTCAGGGCGGTTTTTTGCTGGCGGAGTTCGATTAATTTCTTCATGAAGGTTTTCTCGCATTGGTTAAGATTCAGGACGTGAAACCAACACGGGGGGAGCGCCGCCCGACACTCTCGGCATCTCGCAGATCAACCCGGCATCGCGCAGGGGGTCAGGCGGCATTGTGGCGGCTCACGTCTGAGTGCCACACGCCAACATATACATAAAAATCAGTATGTAAACATCAGCCAGAATCACCGAACAACCTGGAACAACCACGAACAAATAATTTACAAAACCTGAAAAAAGGCCCGGAAAAAATCCGGGCCTTTATCGCTTTATTGTTTCACTGGCTCCCGCATTCTGCGTCTTATTTTCCACAAATATTCGATCATCGCTTCCACCTGCTCACGGTTGGTTGCGAAAATTTCCCCGGTCAGTGAGCTACGCAGAAAATCATGATGATCCACAAAAAATAACGCATCGGAAGAAAGCAACCGACGATATTTTTTTGCTGTCGTGGTTTCCAGATCATCAAAACCATGAAGCTTTTTATGTTGCTGAACTTCTTCAAATGTCACTGGCATGTATCCCCCTTTGCTGCCCGGCGCTGGCGCTTGTGCTTCTCATTCAGCACCATCAGCCGTGTTTCTGCCTCCTGCTGTTCCTGTGGTGTCACTTCCCCACATGGCTGGCCTTTCAGGTCGTAACGTGCGCCACCAGCTATCAGGGCGCGGTAATAGCGCGGAGACTGCGCATAGGATGCCAGCGTCGCACGTAATACCCCCGACCCGAATGCCAGCCCCCTGACGGCGATATCCTGCATCAGGTCGTCGAATATCCCCACCTTAAGCGGCTTCGGTGCTTTATGGCTGAATAAGTCAGGCCACATCTCAGTGAGGCGGTTAACGCGTCGGCGGTTTTTGCGCTGCCTTTTGGTCATATGCTGCCACGGTGTCGCCCCTGCGGTCTTCTGTTTGCGGCTCTGCTGTGCGTTCTGATTATCGGGTATCACTTTATGCGCCGATGTGGTTTTATCCTGCTCTTGCGCCGCCTGCGTCGTTTTCTGCGGCGTGCCGTAAATGCCTTTCGGCTTCCGGTTAATGGTCAGCGTTGTCATGCCTTCCCCCGTAATTACTCTGTTCGCTGTTGTGAATTAAAACGGTATGTTATCCCCGTACGGGTCATCGTGCTGGCTTGTCTGTTGTTTTGCCCTGTTCAGTGCGTCAGTGGCCTGGCCCTGTTGACCTTTTTTGCCGCCCGGTCGCGCCGTTCGCGCACTGATTACGCTGTCTGCAATAACCTGCCAGCCCTGCCGCGTTTCCCCGTTCTGGCCTGTCCACTGGCTCACCTGCATGTTACCCGCCACGCTCACCAGTTCGCCTTTGTGGTGTTTTGCCAGTGCGTCGGCCTGTCTGCCAAACGCCAGGACAGATAACCACATCGTCGCCGTTCCGTCATCTGCCTGGCTGCACGGCAGGGGAACCGCCATACTCGCCATCGCCATTTGTGTCCCTTTGCTGGTGGTCTTTAACTGCGGGTCAGCCACCAGCCGCCCGTAAGCCGCTATCTGTGCTGTCATGCTGTCTGTTCTCCGGTTTTAACGTTGATTGTTACGCTTGTTTACACCCTTACGGTGAAATTCTGCGGGTTATAATCGCACTTTTGCGGGTTATAACTGCCGTTTTGCGGGTTACGTGCGGGTTATTGATTTCCTTTTTATTCATACAGTTAATGCACTTATACACAGGATAACCCGCATAACCCGCAACTTTTTACATCACACAGGGGGTTAATCTTCTGCCTCAGGCTGGAACATCAGCACGTAAAAAACATGCTGCTTCCCCCCAATTTTGCTGAGCGCCTTTTTCTTGTAACGGCGGTCGTTCCCCTTTTCCAGCATCCCCGCCGCATCAAGCGCTCTTGCAAAATGCGACGGGTTAAATCCCTGTGCGATCTCACCTTCAAACACATGCGGGAACGTGTAAAAACGGAACTCGTCATCTTCGTTTCTGATACTCCCCTTTCTGTATCCGGCAAGTTCTTTAATCGGTAAATCACGCTCGTCGGTGTTGGGCCACGGAAGGTATCTGCTGAATCCGAACGACGCTAAAAAAGCCTCTGCCTGTTCAACCATCTGTTTAAATTCCCTGTTACCCGTGCCGAACTCCTTCACCCAGGCATTAAAATTATGCTGTATGGCATCGCGGCACGCCTGAACATCCCAGCCAGTAATATGACCGGACAACACTAACGCCGCCTCAAGCATGGCAAATCGCTCCCCCACACGGTGAACCTGTTCGCCGTAGCTCTCCGGTATCAGGTTGCGCCACCGTTCACGGCATGCCCTTACCGTGTCCTTTGCTTCCTGCTGGTGGTTTGCCAGCCATTTAACCCACTCTCGACCCGCCGCCCCGTGATTTTCTGTCCAGGCATCCTTTAACGCGTCTGCGTGCGCCTTTCCGGTGCTGTATTCGTGAAACTGCGTGGCTTTTTCCATCGGCACGTTAAGCAGGCGGACAAGCTGCCCCGCCTTGACTTTTATCCCCTCCGTTTTGAGGAATGTTTCAACGTCCATTTCTCCGGTGCTGATTGCCACCGTGCGCCAGTGTTTGATCTCCCTGTTGCCGCCGTCCTTCGCCCCCTGTAATTTCCCCGAACCGTTAAACAGCGTATAGGCTGACGTGGACACCTCCCGCGCGTTTCCGGCCTGACCTATTTCATCCAGGGGTAACAGCCCATCATTATGTGCTTCGGCCTCGTTGGCGATACCTAACGCCGTGCCGTACCAGGTCAGCCGTTGTGCGTCCGGCTCTCCCCATAAACTGGATGCGATGTTCTGTGTGGTGGTTTTCCCTGCCGATGACTGTTCGAAAAGATGTACCCCGAAGCCGTCAGCCCCCACCAGCCCGATTAATGGTGCGGATAACGATACCGCCACACCCAGCATCATGGACGGATTACCACCAGCCAGCCGCGCCACGGTATCGCGCCAACCCTCCGCCGTTCCTGCCACGGAATAGCCATTAACAGCAGCCGTTTTTCCGGTAAACAGGGCTGGCTTTTCGCAATCACCAATGACCGAACCGTCCGGCATGATGTACGCGCCAAAATGCCAGCCCGTTGTTGTGCTTAACTGCCATTCCTCATGGCTTCCGCTTAACTGCATCCAGTCAGCCAGGATAGCCCTGTATTTGCCGTTAGTTGTTACGTTCAGTCCGTGGTCTTTCAGCAGCCGCCAGCCGTCACGGTCGCCAATGCCACCGCACGGAACCGCCATTGTGATGACTTCATGGTTTGCTAATTTTTTCCAGCGCATCACGCGGTAATGCTCTTTACCGATTGTCCCCGTTCCCAGTAGTTCAAGCGGGGAACATAACCACGTCTCAGGCCGGATAATTTCGCCTGACTGCTTATCCACTTTTGGCGTTACCCAGAAAACACCATCGGCGCGACTTTCAACGCGGGGCTTTAATTCATCATCGCCCTGGCTTTCTGTAATTTTTTTCTTTAAAGGCAACACCAGACTTTCCCCGCGCTCGTATTCGTCTTTGAGGCGAGGCAACTGGTCGGATAAATCCGCCGGGCTGGTGTCAGTTATACCCGCGTATTCGTATACGGTCTTCACGCCAGCCACAGCCAGCAACGTGACGATCTGTGTAAGGCTACGTTCAGTGATGTGCCCTGCGCGGTAAACACGCACACACTGACGGCTATCATCAATAATTTGATAACCGGTAATATCTTTCAGGTGTTCATCTGACAGAACGACAGGTGGCACATTGTCGGCGGCAATATGCTTACCTGCCCATTCCTGCCACTCTTTCGCATGGCTCCACGCATCACTACCCGCAAAGATGATAACCTCCGTCATTTTGTCGGCTGGCTGGTGCTTTAAGTTTGGTGCGCGCTTCATTTTGCCTTTCCCCGTTCACGAATAATTTCACGTACTGCCTTAATGCGTTCCATTCCTGTAACGCGCATGATTCTGTCGATGTCGCTTAATTCTGCTGGTGGTGCTTTGCTTACCAGGGGGAACTCCCTTTCAAAGCGCATATGCGACGACACGCAGGGATGCGCATAACCTTCGCGGATATAGGTCACGCGAAAATCATCGACGGTTTTAATCGTTATCGTGCTGCCGTATTTATCCCGGAAAATATCGCCGGGGCGGATTTCAGGCCGAGCGTGACCGCTGGCAGTAAAGCCAGAATTTTTCTTTTTCATGTTTTTTTTACTCCAGAGGCAGCTTTTTAGCGGCGAGCTCAATATCAGATGTCAGAGAAACCTGTGTATTTGCCAGGTCTAACAACAAAGAAATAAGAATTTCTTCTCTGCTATCGGATTTATCGGTGCTAAGGCTGTTCATCCACATATTGACGACTTCCCTGATTTTTTTCGCAGAGTGCAGGGCTTCAAATGCCAGGCCTTCAATATCATGTTTATTTCGCATAATCGCCCCCGCCATTTTCACAATCAGCAATCAGGATGGCTTTTGCCTCATTCAGCGCCATATCAGCACTAAATTGCATAAGAGCCAGTGAGTGAGGAACGAAAGCCCCGGTATATTCTGTTTCGCTGGTGGCGTGCTTATGCGCCTTGTCTGCGATAACAGAAATATCAATCAGCGCGTGCATCAGCGTTTTGATGGCTTCGGCGGCTGCGTCCGGTGTGGTTTTATTATGCATAGGTTTCCCCCTGGCGAATACGGGCGGCGAATACCATCACGCAGCCATCAGGAGATTGCTGACGCGCTTCCTGTTCGCTGGTGGCCTCAATGGTAATCACGCGCGGTTGTGCCGTGCTCAGGGCGATAAAACGCCAGATGTATTTATTCAGGTTGTACGAGTCCCGCCCTTGCGGGTGTCTGGTATAATTTCTCATAGCTACCTCGATACGCTTTCTATCGTTGGTGGTTAGAAGCCCGGTTAGTGTTAGCGCACTGCCGGGTTTCGTCGTTTCTGCACCTTGCATCAGTAAGGTGTTGAACACCAATTTAAGCCCTGGTGTTAAACACGTCAAGTGTTGAACACTTATTTTTTTTCCTGCATACTGCATTTGTTTTTTGTAAGGGGTACACAACATGGCAACAAAAGCAGTAAACGCAAAATCACAAACAGTTGCGGCAAGGGTTCCGCATGAAGTTATGAACAATGTTGAGGCGGTAAAAATGCCTGGTGAAAGTACAGGGCAGTTTGTAACAGCAGCATTAAAGCGAGAAGTTGAATACCGCCAGCGTCGCAAGGCCAAAGAGCAGGAATAACCATCACCAGCGCCGTGGTGTAAGGTATTACGGCGCATTGCTATGCAGGACAACACAATGACCGATAAAGAATTGACCAAAACATTATCACCGACACGGAAAAGACGGCGCAGAAAGATAGAGCATGAATCAGAAAGATTCGCACCTTGTTCGTTTGCTCTTGAGAAATTCCTTAAAGAGCGCAGGAAAAAACTCTCGTTGCAAACCTTGGAACGAACCAAATCTGACTGATCACATTGCCCACCAGCCGCAAATGTGGCATTGTTGGTGATGCTTTTGTTTTCCCTTGTTCCCACTGGCGACCCTTTTGCGGTCGCCTTTGTTTTGCCTGTTATCCTGCAACTATGGTCATTTCGACCACGGTTGATATAATCCCCCCGCACAGATTCATTTTTTGCGCAGTAGGTTAATTGTTCGCAAGGGCGCTCCGGTAACGGGGCGCTTTTTGTTTTTACCCACCAGCACAATAAAAATCTTCATTTTCCATTTTTGTAAAATTTCATGCTTTCCGGACGACTGGTAATATGTCATTTTTTAGCAGAAGATTTTGCCTTGCTGGTGGGTAGCTTCCCGGTCAACACGATGTACCGTATAATCAACACCGCGTGTGGTTACTGAATACGCTCACCAAAGTAAAACTCAGGCTGGTATTCACGTATCAGCCTTTTTTCTTCTTCCTCCAGTTCACGCTTTTTGCGCTTACATGCCTGTAGCTCCCTCCCCTTCTCGCTGGCACTTATCTGGTATTGCTCTTTGCGGCGGGAAAAATCCTGTAATGCTCCCCACGGGATACCATAAGCCCCCGTTTTTCTGATACCCGGTATCACATTTCTGAATACCCAATTACTGAAACGATGGGCGAACGTGCCAGGATTAACAGCTTTGCGACTTCTGGCGATCAACTTGTAAAAACCTGATTCTGATACAACATTCCAACTTCTGGCACCACCACGCTTACCTGAATGACCCTCGGTTAAAGCTAGGGTCATTACCTCATCGCTATCCAGAACTGAAACAGCATCGGTAACGTTGCTAATTTCCAGCGCCGCACACACATCAGCGCCAACAAACCACGGATCGCCGTTCAGATACACCACGCGAACGTTCACACTATCAAAGCGCAGAACGACCAGATCACGAATATCACAGAATTTTTTCACATGACGTGCGTCACCCTTGCCCGTCGCGGCAATATTTTTATTCATCACTTTCTACCTCACATACAAAAAACCCCGCATTGCGTGGTGCGGGGTTGTCGGTAATTACTTATTGGCGTTTTTGTATGGGCTGTTTACTTCCTTTACTCCTGGCGGATGCATAACCCACCAGAGCACATCAGAGAGCAACCAGGAAACAGACACTTTCCCTAAATGAGCACGAGCAGGAAATGCTCCCTCCTGTTCAAGTACCCAACGTCTGCTTCTTGAAAGCCCGGTACGATTGGCACACTCATGTTCGCGTATACGGCGATCATACGGTTCGCCATGTTCTTTCAGAATCTGAATGCGTTCTTCGGGTGTAGGATAAATAAATTTTTGCATAAAAATATCACCTATAAAAAAACCCGCCAAAAGACGGGTTGATTATATCTCATTTAATTTAGTTCAGGGTTTCCATTCACCCTTTACCCATTCCAGCACCTCAGATAAGCGCCAGACTTTTGTTTGTGGGCCAATACATATTTTCCGTGGAAATTTTCCTTCCTTTTCAAGTAATGCTCTGTGTCTCCTGCCAAGAGCTGTTAACCATGCACATTCATCTTCCTTAATCATCCTGTCGATTGTTTTATCATTTTCAAGTTCTTCACGCGTAACTATTTCAATCATTACCGTCACCACTAATTAGCTTATTCAGATAGTCGTACCACCAGTTCATAGCTTCTTTTTTTCTGTCCATATACTGACTTCTGTTATAAACCCCGGCAACACCGCCTAATGTGTGCCCAAGCAACTGTTCAACCACATTATGTTCAAAACCATGATCACTTAGCTTTGTGGCAAACACTCTTCGCATATCATGCGCCGTCCATTTTTCCGAGTGTTTCATCCTTTTCCATGTCTTACCGATAGTTACGCTTGCCGTACACTGACGCATATCAAACCCAATCACATTTTCTTTGTTACCTGTTATTTTTTTTAACGTAACTAACCAGTTAAACATGCCATCAGGAATCGGTCTGATTATTTCCCTGCCATTTTTGCTATGATCAGCGGGAACGCGCCATAATTTCTTATCAAAATCCCACTCTACCCAGGACGACAGTAATACTTCTGACAGTCGACAACCAAAAACTACCAGGAAACGTAAAATAATTCGGTTTTCATATGATAATTCGTGATTGTCATAATCAGTATTAATACTTCGCCATAAATCTCTGATTTCATCATCTGTTAAAACCCTGCTTCTTCGCGCAGACTTTTTTCCCACATCACAGACCTCAAGATCATCAATTTCATGACTAATCGCGTATTTTCTTACCCTACAAAATTTAAGCGCCTGTTTTGATATACGCAACAAAGCTCCGGCCTGTACAGGTGCTACTTTTTTTATTTTGTCAAAACACTTGATCCACATAGATATAGAGCAATCACTAAGTGGTACATGACCAATCACCGGATAAATATGTTTACCAAAGCACTGCCTGATATGTTCTGCTCCCCTACGCTTATCCATTGCATAATTATCAAGCCAGTATTCAAGTGCCTCACGAACGGTAACAGGTTGCAAGGTGGCTTCCCGTTCAATTTTTATCTGAATCCGTGGATCTCTGCCCTCCGCAAGCCAGGTTCGACACTGATCGCGCATCTCTCTCGCTGATTTGAGACTCAGATCAGGATATTTTCCAAGTGTCAGCCAGATGGGCGCGGTTCCCCTTCCCGCCAGTCTGTAAAAGAAAACAAAACTAACACATCCGTATTTACTGACCCGTACCGAAAGCCCGTTACCATCAGCGATGGTTTCCTGCCTCTCACTCCTGCGCCCAAGCAGGGAACGAAGTTTTTTATCGCTCAGTTTGTTTAGCGCCATGTGATTTATAACCCGTTTTTGCAATACACAGTGCAATACACAAATGATGAAAACAGCCAGAACCTTCCAGAAAAAACAAAAACGACGAACAAGAAAAAATCTTTTTCTTTCATTTGGTTACTAAAAAAATCAGGACAGGTCGCACTGTTGTTACGGCGTGATGTTACTTTCTTGGTAAAAAAATTCACCCGCGCAGAGACCTGTTCTTTCGCTTTTTTCGCCAGGCGACGCAGATCATCCCAGCGTTTACAGATGCCCAGGCCGGGATTCGCTTTCTGCCAGACCGTTTCATCAAACGGATCATCTCCCTCATCGAGGGTGTAAATAATCGCAAAGTAGGAGTCGTCTTTTACCGCGCCCTCCACGTCGCTGTTATAGCCTCGCAATACCTTGATGGCGTAATCGCGTTGCTCGTAACAAATCCCTTCCTTGTTAAAGCCAGCCGTGGTGATACCAAATAACAGGGACTGCAGACGGGCACCGGTTGCCGTTTCCAGAACGTCCCACACGTCGCGGGTTTTATGTGCATGCAGCTCATCAATAATGGCGCAGTGGATGTTCAGACCATCCAGGTTGTTTGCATCCGAGGAAAGCGGTTCAAATTTTGATGCGCTCTGCTCCTGGTAAATCGCCAGCTTGTTGAAATCAAACAACCGCCCGAGTGTCGATCGGGCTTTTCTGACCATATTTTTGGCGTCTTCAAACACGATTCTGGCCTGGTCACGCGTGGTTGCGGCTGAATACACCTCAGCCCCGCCTTCACCATCTGCCCCCGTCATATACAGACCGATACCTGATGACAGGGTTGATTTTGCGTTTTTACGGGCGACTTCGTTGTACGCTGTCCGGAAACGGCGCACCATCACCGGGCGTCCGCTGCCATCGCTGCGCATGACAACTTCCCCGGTCTCTTCATTCACCAGCGGAATGACAAAACCAAAAATATTAATGAGGATAAAAACATGCCAGTCCATCAGTTCAATGGGCTGACCTGCCAGCGCCCCTTTTACATGGGGCACAAATTTGTAGAAATTCAGGATGTGCTGCGCACGGGGTTCACTGAAATAAATCCCCCGCTCTTCGCCGTACTTCAGATCATCAAGAAAACGCTGGCAGGCCAGACGGACAAATTCACCAGCGACAATTTCTCCTGCAACAACACGTTCGGCGTAGCGGATCCCGTCAGCCACTTTTGCCATCAGTCTCTCGCTTTTAAAAGTTCTGCCAGCGGATCAACATCATCCGGTCCGGCGATATTTACTTTCGCCCGGCTTGCCGGTGACATACCAAATTCTGCAAGCATCGCCCGGATCCGCTTCCAGGCATCCGCTTTCATCGCAGCAGCCGGGTGTGCCTTAATCAGCACATCACCGTTCTGCGTTTCCGTGCGGTAGGTATAACCCTCAACATCGAGTGTTTCGCAGTGATGCCGGTATTCGGTGTAGGCTTCCACCAGCAACTCGAGTGCACGCGCATCAAGCTGAGAAATGATCCCTTCCGCATTCAGCTCTTCCGCCATTCGCCTGAACCAGTACTTTCCCTGCGCCCCTAAATGCTGCGGAATTTTAGGGAGACCTTTTTCGTCCTTTTTAGCGGTTTTTTTGGCGTCTTTAACGGGACGCTTTGAGGGATTGCCTCGTATCAAATGCAGGCGTGGCGGGGTTTTCGGGGGTCCTGACATAATCGATTTTACCTATCAATCGTTTGATCGCATTCCCAAAAAAAAGTTTTCGAACCTGCGGCGATGCGAGGAAGGGTTGGCGGGCGGTCCCGGACAGCCAGGGCTGCAGGGATTTGCCCCGCCCCTCCCTACAAGTGAGAATAATTATCACCTGATTCGTTCGCGCGCTGTTTTCGCTTTATGGCAGGGCCAGCACAGACTCTGCAGGTTGCTGTCTGCGTCTGTTCCGCCATGCGCTTTCGGGCTGATGTGGTCGACGGTTTTCGCCTCGCTCACCACACCGGCACGCAGACACAACTGACACAGACCTTTATCGCGCTTCAGAATACGGGCACGAATCACCGTCCATTTTGAGCCATAGCCACGCTGGTGGCGGCTCAGTCCGCGCTGGTGCTGCACCCAGCCTTCACCGCGATGCTTATCGCAGTAACCCGAACTGTCTGTTGTTGTGCCTGCACATCCACGCTTACGACAGGCGCGGGGTATTCGTGATGGCATTGGAATCTCCTTAATACCGACATTATCGCAGCCCCTCACTGAAGGGCTGCTGTAATGCCTGTTACTCACGAATCAATCGAGCATGTTGACCGCTCATTTCAATGCGTAAGTATTGTGGCTTGCCGTCAATCAACGCGGTGATTAACTTATCACCTGTAGGTTTCCACATAATTTTCTCCTGTTTTAATGCCCCTTGCCGCCGGGCAGTTGATCAAAGTTCATCTTGATTCGGCAAGATTTAGAATGAATAAGATAAAATTGGCACACGCAGCAGAATTTCATGCTTTCCGGACGCTGACGCACCCTTCATTTTTCAGCAAAATATTCTGCTCTTACAGGCGATCAGTTCTGCAGACACTGCCGAACACCGTCGACAATTTCACAGACCTGAGACGCGGTATCGAAAAGCTGGCGCGCCTTATCCAGGCTGACGCACCCCACCAATAAAAAAGGCACCAGTATCGCTACCAGTGCCCGTTTCACCGCCGTTCGCGGCATTCTGTGTGTCCAGTGTTTTCGCGCCATATCACCACCAACGCACAGCCCAAATCAGAACAGCGACCGCCACAAGGCGAATTGCAAAGGCCGCAGCCCTTGTCAAATCAAGGCTCGCGGGAGTTTCCATTTCAATACCTTTCATAATGGACAACCTCAAAAAGAATCTTTTATACTTTCCCACGAGGATTTTCTCCCTACTCACTAATCACAATTTCCCCTTTGACGTGAAAACTAAAAACCCCGGACTGTTCCCCCAGCCGGGGTTTTGTTTTACTTATCGCTTCAGCTGAAAGTGAGGTCCGTCTTTCAGCGTTTTCCAGTCCCCGCCCCATTCGATAGCGATCCCCAGCTCTGCGGCAGCCTGCTTAAATGCCTGTGCGATTTTCTCGTACAGAGGCCACTCCCATGACACCTGACTGCCAATGTAGGCCACAACATCCACCGCATCACCGGTCAGGTGGCGGCTGTTCATGGTCTGGCTTTTCCCTTCCGCAACCAGCTGTTTCTGGCGATACTTACTGCGCAGGCCTTCCGTAATACCGAAATCAACCTCCGTCAGCTCCAGCGCACGGCGAACTACAGCAACCAGCTGTGGTTTGACACCCTCCAGATTTTTTTCACTGCGACGGCTGAATCTGAATTTACCCGGCATATTCACCTCAACAATGGAAAGATTTTTGTGACGTTCCCGCGTGCGCGTATCACCAGCACGCAGAACAGCAGATTAAAAAACACTTCCAGCCAGCCCGTTGCTAACGGGCGACCACACAGATAGCTGAGGGGCGCAAAGGCATACAGCAGCATCAGCAGCCAGGCCAGCCATGACACCAGCGGTTTATGTCTGGAATCACGGCGACGATAAAAAAAGAGCGTCAGCACGATAACCGTGCATAACGCCACATTCAGCAATCCGGGAAGGTTACTTAACATTGCCGCCTCCTCCACCCCGCAGGCGGGAGAACACACCGGACACCAGCGATGCAATATCCTGCTGGTGGATGAACGAGAGAATCTTCACCGACACCACCGAGACCAGCACCGCGCAAAGCGCATCTGCTGATGTACCGTCATACCCTGTTTTTGATGCAATCCAGGCTGACAGCACACGCGCTCCCAGCACACCGACAATAAACGACACCAGAAAATGTGCCACCACGCGCCAGACTGAAAGTGACTGCGGCATCGTTGCCACAAATAACGCCCCGGCGAACGCGCCAAACACAATCCCGAAATCCATTCCGGTAAACAGCCCGAATACCGTCGCGCCACCCAGCGCAGCAGCCGTGCCGGAACCGGATAAGGGTTCAGACATACTTCCTCCTGAAAATAAAAAAGGGCCACCAGCGACCCGTAAAAAAACACCCCGTCAAAGGCATCCGCAGATGCCTTTTGTGTGATGTTATTCAGATTTACGCAGTAAAGGCCGGAGCACGACCAGCGCCATCGCCACCAGCACACCATCTGCCAGCACCGACATCAGTCGTCCGGTGAAATCAACCACCACTACCAGAAACAACAGGATGACAGCCAGCACAAGGCGCGCACTTTTCACAGGTACTGCTCCAGCGGCAACTGCAGCGCCTGCGCAATTTTCTTCAGTTGCGCTTCTTCTTCCTGACCGATACCGTCCTGGTCAGCGATATCCAGACACAGGCACAGCACATTAACTGCATCATCAGTACCGGCAACATCAGCCAGCTGACGAAGAGCTTCGGCATTGGCAGAACGCGGCGACGCTTCATAACGGGCGCGGATATTTGCACTCATTTGTGCAATCTCACCGGAGAACGGCGCAAAGACAGGAAGTGCTGCAATGGTTTTTTCCAGTACCGCGATTTCTTTCGCGTCACAGGTGCCGTCAGCGTATGCAATGGAGTACGCGCCCCAGACGGTCGCCTCCACTGCGTCACGGTTCTCCATCTTCTTCACTTCGGTAATGGCCTTGCGGGTTTTCTTTTTGAAAATACCAAACATCGTGACTTTTCCTTTTAGTGGGTGAGCCTGCGCCCGGGGGTGACCAGCCCACAGAGAAAGTCACACTGACCATCCCGTAAGCTCACCCCTGAAAGGCTCTGTGGTTTTTTGATGTGCGCCGGGCGTGGCGCGGATATGAAAAAGGCCCGCCGAAGCGAGCCTGGAAAAATAAGCGTGGCGCGTTGTACTGGATTCGAACCAGTGACCGATTGCTTAGAAGGCAATTGCTCTGTCCGGCTGAGCTAACAACGCAGGGTACAGATAATGGACCGCCATCGAGGACTCGAACCCCGCGCAACCAGCTCCGAAGGCTGGCGCTCTATCCTGATGAGCTAATGGCGGTATGTGATGGTGGCCCTTGCTGGATTTGAACCAGCGACCTGGCGATTATGAGTCGCTCGCTCTCACCACTGAGCTAAAGGGCCGGGAGCAGAATAATAATGGTGCGTAATTAATTCTGCAATCTCATCCGTTTCAAACGATTAAATCCTGAACTTCCCTGACTGTCTGTTCAAAACGTCCGGTCTCCAGCTCAACACCAATCGCACAACGCCCCAGTGCCATCGCCGCTTTTACCGTTGAACCTGAACCCATAAAAAAATCTGCAACCAGGTCTCCCGGACGACTGCTCGCGTTGATTATCTGCTGCAGCATTTCTGCCGGTTTTTCGCACGGATGTTTCCCTGGATAGTACTGCACCGGTTTATGCGTCCAGACATCGGTGTACGGAACCTGCGCCGTCACACCGAAATACCGCCGCAAATTTTTATATTCACTCAGCAGTTCCGTATACTGCCGGTTCAGCTCACTGTATGTGCTGACCAGCTGGTGGTGTGGCTTTTCCAGTTCCCCGCGCTGATGTTTTTCTGCCGCAACACGCGCAAACAACGCCTGCAATTTATTGTAATCACCCTCGTTCGGTAACTGCCACTGACTGGCACCAAACCAGTGCGAAGCCATGTTTTTCTTTCCGGTGGCTTCCGCTATCTGTTTTGACGTTATTCCCAGTGATTTACGCGCATCACGAAAGTAAGAAATCAGCGGGGCCATGACGTGCTGTTTTAGCTCGCGCCCCTGCTCCACATAGCCATCATCTTTCGGGCGATACGGTCCCTGATAATGTTCTGCAAACAGAATGCGCTCTGTTGCCGGAAAATACGCCCGCAGACTTTCCTTATTGCACCCGTTCCAGCGTCCGGACGGCTTCGCCCAGATAATGTGGTTCAGCACATTAAAGCGCTCACGCATCATGATTTCGGTGTCAGATGCCAGGCGATGACCACAGAACAGGTAAAGACTTCCGGCAGGCTTCAGTACCCGCCAGAACTGCGCCAGACACTGGTCCAGCCATTTCAGGTAATCATCGTCGCCCTCCCACTGGTTATCCCAGCCCTCGGGCTTCACTTTAAAGTATGGCGGGTCTGTGACTATCAGATCGACAGAATTTTCCGGTAAGGTCTGGATAAATTCCAGGCAATCAGCGTTGATTAACTCACAACTGGATATTTTTACAGTATTAATCATAGATCAATAAGCACTTCTCTGATAGGCTCATACCGCTTTTGCGCAAAGCAGATGGGCCTGAGGTTTGCTTGTGACCCCAACGCATGAGCAGATGGCTGGCAGGTGCCGCTAACACCCACCAGCCGCCCATTACCACAAATTAAAAAGCCTTCACTGCGGAAGGCGTCTGTAACAACCGAACTGATAATCTGCCAGACCCGCCATAACAAGCTGGGTCAGGATTAACTGGCAGCGTTCGCGTGAAAGGTAAGTATTCTGCGCAATTTCCCCGACGGTCGCCGGTTCGGTGACGCTTAATTCATTAAACACCACTCTGGCGGTTTCGGTCATATCCTGCTGTTTTAGCATGTCTTTTTCCCTTTTCTGGTTAACGTGACATACCAATAACTCTTGTCTAAAAAGCCAGCAAGCTGAAAGACCGGTATTCGCAACCACCAGCGCGTTTAACGTACTGCATCAATTTTCGAGCATAAAAAGACCGCCTGAGGGCAGCCTTTTTACATTAAAATTAAGTTTTCTTTAACTATGTTGTATGTGAAATTAGCATTCCCTACTGAGTTTATACAACTAATCTGACGTCACACGCACCATTATACTTACTAAAGAAAAGTCATCATCAGGTCCGGCTCTCTCTATACGACGCAAAATGCCATTAGAAAACTTCTGACTATTACTCATCGTATTTGATGTAAATCTGGGGCGTTTTTCCCAAACGTTATGAACCCCATCAGACATGATACACAGATGATATACCCCGTTAATACTAGGTAAATCTTTCCATGTGATAAAATCACAGTCGTATTCCATATCAACATTTGAGGCTATAGCCGTCGTTAAGATATTTTTGCCCGGTTTATCCTTCAAATCTCTGGGTTTAAAAATATTCTGATCAATTAGCATCTGATGCCTGGTATCGTCCTTCGTCAATTGGTATGCTTTCTTCTCTCCAATGCAATACAAACGACAATCACCAATATGACCAATAATAATTCCGCTATCACAAACATAACAAAACGTAAGTGTAGTAGCAGCTTTATCGAACTCATCATTAACATCAGCTAACGACATAACCTTTCGCTTAACTTCATCAAATACATCCGGAACTGTGTCAAAAGATAAGCTTGTCAATGCTGAAAGTTCAGCAATTGCCATTGATGAAGCCTGACTGGCACCAGTGTATGAACCTACACCATCAGCTACGGCAAATAAGATGCCATCCCCTACAATTTTGGGAGGAAGCAATGAATCTTCGTTGACCCTACCTGGTTCTTTTGGATACGAGAATGATGAAGTCGCTATCAGCTGAATCATGACTCACTCCTTAAAAAAGAATGCACAAAATCAAACGCCACATCATCTATTGTCTGATATCTATCATCTTTATCCATCCTGGTACACTTCGCTATGATAGGCTTTATTTTTTTATCATCTAAATTTAAGTCCTCAATTAACCGCCCCACCGCATAAACATCAGTCTTAACTGAATACTCGGCATTATATAAAATCTCGGGAGCCATATATCTTGTACTTCCCATACGGGTACCGATCTCGGTCAATTTAGTGGTATCCCCTTCGGGATTTGTATCTTTTACCAGACCAAAATCAGACACCTTGTATGTTCCGTCGCTAAATCGCAAGACATTAAATGGTTTTATATCTCTGTGTAAATAGCCTTTCGCATGGATGTGAGCTACACCATCTAATACCATTTTCACTATTGAAATTTTTTGATCTGTTGTAAGAAGGTTGTTCGTTATTTCGTGCTCAAGATCACATTCTGCTTTATCCATAATGAACCATGGATTCTCGGCAAACAAATCGCACAAATAAATAGGAACAATATTGCTATGTACGCAATGTGATTGATACACGACCTCCCTTTTAAAACGCCTTCTAAACTGCTCTATTTGCGCCAAAAGCTCTGGTTTTTCGGGGGCTAAAACCTTTCTAGCATAATCCCCACATTCACCCTTGTTGAGGTTGTAAACCTTAACGTGTTCAACAAAGCCAAATGCACCCCTTCCAATCAACTGAATTCGTTTTATAAAGTAATTACCGTGCTGTTCTTCCATTAAGCTCACCGACCTAAATTGTAAGAATATCCATATCTTACAACTACAGATAAAAAGGTCCACAGAGTTAAGCAAAAAACCCGCATTTAAGCGGGTTTACACACTATACGGCAAAATATCACATTTACATAAAATGTATGCGATTTAATTGACTTTTGCAATATCTCGTCGTGAAAAGGTCGCTTTTTGTTGCGATCTCATTTTCACGGTGCAAATCAAGGATTCTGTATCGAGTTTCTTAAAAATGTCGCACATCTCACGCCAGTAGTTCGCATAATTATGGCTCCAGTTGTCAGGCTTAACTCCACACAGTCTGGCAAGTTCCTGTCGCTGGTAGACGTCACGCCCAGTAATCCTCCCCCTGACATCCTGCGCCGCCAGCCAGATTAATTTCTTCAGACGCTCAAGCGTTTTCCCTGTAATTTTTCTGGTGCCAAAATGCACCTGAAACTTATCCCACGCCCATTTCGCAATGACCACCTGATAATCCCAACTCGGATTTTCACTGTATACCCACAGCACCCACGCCTTCTGATGCTCTTCAAGAGACAGAACGGCGCGTCGCCATGATGATGTCGAAAACTCAACCGGACTGACCAGGGCAATTGATGAACCTTTCGCCAGCGATTGCTTTCCCGGGATCGGTGGATTATCCAGCGTTACCATTTTTCCAGTGACCTTATCGCGGTACCGGATTTTTTTACGTCTGTAACGCCCTGTATCAAACATGGCATTCTCCTGCCAGGCTTCAAGCTGACCTTTTGTTGCCCCACTCAAATCGGCGGTGGCGATAATGAGCTGCTCACGAACAAACTGTAAATACTGGTTATTCATGCGCACTCCAGCTCTGTGATTTTTATCCCCAACCGACCACCAGGAACAGGCAGTCCGCGCACAATATTGATTTCATCAAACTGCTCGTCGTCGATAAGCAACCCCGCATGTGTCAGTGCATCCAGTGGTGCTTTCAGAATATTGTCCAGGTCACGACGGCGCTTATCCGGTGGCTCTGCAATAATCTTTATCGCCAGCCGTCCGGACAGGTTTAATTTCAGCCGCTGCTCGCGAACAATTAGCGCCACATCCCGGCGATAACGCTCACCGGCTTTTGATACAAAATATGTGTTGTCACGACGTCGCCAGTAGGTGTTCACCGTTGGCGGATAAGGCAAAACAAACTCTATACGCATCAGTAACCTCTTTTACCCAAGCACGCCGGTTGCAAAGGCGTGATCAAGAAAATGAAAAATTAAATCAACCTGGGAACCATGCTTTTCTTCGAATGCCAGCGGATCCGCATGAAGCTCGTTGTGATGCTCCCGACACAGCGGTAGTGTGAAAATATCGTGGGATTTTGTTCCCATTCCACCCTGACCGTGGCCTATCAAGTGGTGGGGATCATCAGCAGGCTTTCCACAACATGCACACGGCTGTGTCTTAACCCAGCGCGTGTATTTCTCGTTAAGCCAGCGGCGACGTTTAGGTCGTTTCATGAAAGATTCCGGAGACTCCGGCTCAACGGCAATGCTGACCACCGTCTTTTCCTGTGGCGGGTTTTGCTGGTGGGCGTGAGGCAGCGGCGCAATATTTTTTGTGCGCTGCTTCAGCATGCTGGTGGCAGTCTGCTCTCCCGGCACGATGTCGCTCTCGCGGTATACTGAGCGAATTTTTTCCGCACGTAACCCCAGAGAACGACGTAACACCGTCTCCGGTAGTGCGTCCGCTACGTTATTTATGGTTGCCCACCAGGATAATTCAGCCAGCGATAATTCCCGCTCCTGCGTGCCATTCATTGCGTGGCGGATGACATCAATCATCCATGCTGACAGGTTTTGGTGAGCAAGCTGCCCGAGTGATTCGGAAGTCTGGTTACGCAGCTGGTTGTCGCAGTGCCAGCACAACACCATCGCGCCGGTACCGTAACGATGTATGACGGTTTCACTGTGATGGTAGTCACCATGAGGCCACTGGCAGGATTTAACGTGGCGTAACAGCCAGTCAGACAATGCACCAGCACCACCAGCAGCACGAATCACCCGCTCATCGCTGAAAAATGGCAGTAATGATTTATCCTCCGCCAGCGGCTGGCGAACAGCAGGAACGACTCCGGACGGCAGACCGCGCATGCTTTTCGGTTCCGGCTCCACCAGAACTCGAGGGTTATGAAATACCTGCATGGATTCACGGCCCGGTTTTAGCACCACCAGCCCAAGTTCCGGTACCGGAACAGGTCGAAGTAATACCCGCACGTTACCTCCAGATGCGTTGCTGGAATGTGCGGGACGGACGCGGTGGGCGTTCGGAATAAGGGAGCCTGACATAGATTATCCAGTGACGATAATCGAGGCTGAGGGCTTTCTTAATCTCGTATCCGCGTCTGCGGTAGTTATGAATTAGCCATTCGGCCTGTTCTTCAGTACATGGTGGGTGTTGGTACCAGTCGGTTTTAAATGCGTGTGAACGCCGCCCATGCCGGATGGCAAGGGCGGTATCAGAATTGTGAAATTTGGTTTTGTGCGCCATCGGTTGTCTCTGCTGGCGCAGCAGGTGCCAGTTGTTCAGGCTGGCGTGCGAATTGTAAACCAGAATGCCAGGAAAAAACAAAACCCGCCGAAGCGGGTTAAGTGCGGGTGCGTTGAGGATGCCTGACTCATCAGAGGTGGCGAGGGATTTCTCCCTCACCTGGTCTCTTACTCCTCAGGTTCGTAAGCTGTGAAGACAGCGACCTCCGTCTGGCCGGTTCGGATTCGTACCTCGCAGAGGTCTTTCCTCGTTACCAGTGCCGTCACTATGACGGTTAAACAGATGACGATCAGGGCGATTAACATCGCCTTTTGCTGCTTCATAGCCTGCTTCTCCTTGCCTTTCGGCACGTAAGAGGCTAACCTACATTTGTGAGACATAGATTGGGCCTCAGATTAATGTTAAGCGTCGTGCAGGACGCGTAATGTTAACTGGGGCTTTTCTCTATCTGCCTTTTGGTGTTCATGCCTGAGACAGATAGCCTCAAGCACCCGCAGTCATTCTACTTAACTAAGATTTCCCCGCAAACCGTTTTTATCCCCAGCTGCAAATCGAATACACAACAAGTGCTGCCGCCATTGCAATTCCTGTCGTTGTGAATGCCTCCGGCCAGGTCATCGTAAAACATCCTCCGCGCTTATCAGCCCATTCCGCTCCAGATACCCCATCGCCATATCCGGTAATTTGCAATCTGGTTTCGCTTTTTTCAACTGACTTACCAATTGTTTAACCAGCATTGCCAACTCTTCCTCATGTGAAAGTGATGCCGGTTGCGCAGCGTACAGGGGTTTTGGCGCAATGGCTGAGTGTTTTGCGTATGCCGCAACAGATTCAGCATTGAACAAAACCATATTGTGAGCACAGGACCATGCAACTGGCATTGCTTCAAGTGAGGCAAGCGCAATACGGGCAAGCGCAAGATCCATTTCAATGGCAACTCTTGAAGTCTTAAACACGGTCTGTCGCGCAGCAAATTTCATGGATTTCACACTTTCATTAGCATGAGCAATCAATTGCTCTCTGGTAAATTTCGTCATATTTTTCTCATCCAGTCCTGTCGCTATGCCTGCGCAACCATTACCCCACAATTACATCACAGGGGGTAATGGTTGCAATTCAGTGGCCACCGCGAGATTCACATCATTCACAATAAATCATAAAAATACACGCAATCACAGACCATAATAAAAGAACTGTTTCGGCCACAATCACAAGACCTTCCCACATTTCTTTTTCCCACACCTCCTGAAACCAGAGAGTCGGCATATCGCCCCCCTCTGAAAAACAACCACATGTCCTAGCTTCTCCGCCAGAGCCAGTTCCGCTTTAGCGCCTGCTGACCGTTGCCAGTCTTTCAGCATATAAATCGCATCCACGCTACGTATCATTGCCATGCAGATATCCATGTAGTGCGGCTGTGTCAGCCCGTCCGGAAGTACTGCCGGGTTCAAGACTGTATGCCCTTCCCGTTTCAGTTCCTCTTCCGCCTTGTGGAACGCCTCACGGTTGAAATTTTTATACCCGGTCATTGGACCGGCAATATAAACTCTCACCCTCACTCCTGAACTCTCCTGTCGAAATAAACGTAGTTATTCACTGTGCGCAACGGCATTCCAAATTTTCTGGCGATTTCTCTCCTGGGTACGCCACGCTGATGCAGCTGTCGCGCCAGTTCAATATCACTCTGCGGATATTTTGTTGACTGGTGATAATCACCCCGTAACATCAGGCTGACACCCAGTTCCCGCGCTTTCGTTCTGACAGCACCACCTGTACGACCGGTCAGCCTCCCAATGCTTTCGACCGTCATCGTTCCCGCACACTGCCGGAGTATCATGATTTCAGCCTCGTACCACTTCTTCCAGCCACTCACCGCTGCAGCTCTCCGGTCGCGGTAATATCCCGAAGAATATCCCGGTGCTTGTTCAGCTCCCGCAGCGCGGCGCAGACTCGTTCCCACTTCTGGACATGACTTTTCGCCCGACGCAGTTCGAGGTTTGCCATATGCAGCGATGGTAAAATCAGGTCATCCGCTCGCGTTTCAGTAAACGATGGCAGCGACTGCACAATGCCCGCTACAGTTTCTGTTTTAATTTCTTCCTGTGTTGCGGCTTCCCGGACTGGTAACGCAACACCTGCTGGCTGAGGAAAGGCCTTACCATCATTTTCCGTTACCGATGCTGCTTTCGGCTCTGCTGGTAAATTACCGCCCGGCATGCAGTAACGAAATTTACCGCTCTGATTAACGCGTGCCAGCCGCCCCGTTGCGGTTACCACCGCCAGCGTGGAAGCAACCTTGCGAGTACTGATGCCGAACTTACCCGCCAGTTCCTCACACGTTTTAGCCCCATCCTGACCGATAAACTCAATCATCATGTCTGCGGTAACTTTTTGTTCGACCTCCCCGGTCAGCATATCCTGTGCTTCAGATTTTACTGGCCGCTCTTCGGTTACCAGGGATTCACCTTCGCCAGCCAGAAACCAGGTGTGACCAGTTTTATCAACGACGCCATTTCTTTTGAGTTCCCACAGCTCGTTGAGAACCTCTTCACGACTGATATCAAGTCGCGCGGCCAGTTCTACCGATGTGGCTTTTCCCATTGCTTTCAGTGCGTCAAAAACGGTTTCCATTAAAATTTCCTCCGGACAAAATTACTTCACAACCCTCAGGTGTCTGACATTCGAACGCCAGCTCTCCCAGTTAAAATTCACCCAGCGACCACCGTTCATGACCATGCGGTCCATCACACGCTCGCCAAGAAGCGTACTCATCGCTACGTGGTTCAGGTTCGTCAGCATTCCGACACTACGCATCGAAGCCGTTCTGCGGTCGACTATCTGGTTCAGTGTGACCTGCTCGTTGCGCGTATCCCGCTGCATTCCAATTTCATCCAGGACAAGCAGGTCAACATCACACAACCCCTGTAAAAATTTTTCGCCTGAGTTTTTGTTGTCGTAGCTGTTGTGTAACGCCAGCATCACATCAGCCACCGTTATCACAATCACGCTGCGACCTTTCGCCAGAAGATGATTGCCAATGGCGGCTGCAAGGTGGTTCTTTCCGGTACCCGGCTTACCGCTGAACACAAAATTCGTGCACCCGGTCATCAGTTCGTCAGCGATGGATTTTGCCTGGCTCAGCGCGTGTTTTTGCCCGTCGTTCTGCACCTGATAATTCGCAAACGAGCATTTGCTGTGCAGAGGCTGGATGCCCGAACGATTCAGGATTTTTTCCACCCGCAACTGGCGATTCTGGCGGTTGATCTCCTCGCTACGTTTTCGCCCTTCAGCCAGTTGCCACTCGCGCCACTCATCCACTGTCCGGTACGGCGCGATTACATGCTGCGGGGTCAGCTTACGGATACGCTCAAGAACACCACCTGCCGCGATATTTTTCATGGCCCGTTACCCCCTGAACCCCGGCGGAATTTCGGTATCCGGCTCAGAAATATGATTCACACAACGCTGTACAGACGAACGCCCCAGGCGGATAACCAGTTCATCCCATTTTTCGCGAAGCTTTGACGGACTCATGATATTTTTTACCCAGAATGGATCCCGCTGCACCCGACCAAACATTTCACAAATTTGTCTGTGAGTTCTGCCATCCAGCATCCGCATTGTGCGCACGTCGTTGGCCCATGCGGTCCAGTTGGGTTCTTTCGGTCGCGAAATCTCGCCATCATCGCTGGCGGCCTGCTCGTAAAGACTCACGATTCGTCCCCAGATCCACTGCGCACACGCCAAATCTTCCTGGTTGCCCCACTGGCGTTTTTTTGCACTGAACACAACCGCGTCAGGGTGTCGGGTTAAAAAATCCTGTTCAACCGTCTGCGGGTCCGGTTGCGAAGCTTCCGGACGAGAAGTGTTTTTATTCTCTGTAGTAATCTCTGTTGTATTCTCTGTAAGATCATCAGGCCATTTTGACCCGATGACATTGAGTCGTTTTGAACCAATGGAGCGTTTCATTTTGATCTCTTCCATCGTGTCATTTTGACCTGATGGAGCGGCGCATTTTGAACCGATGGATTCGCTCACTTTGCCACCATCTAAAAGCTCGTTCCCGTAGTTGATCGTGTAGAAATTGGTCATATCGCGCTTTGATTTATTGAGCTTTTCACAACGCAAAAGCCCCAGCGTTTTCAGACTTGCAAACGCGCGCTTTAACGTTGACTCTGACCAGAACGGGAACTGTTCCAGCCATTGTTCTGTTGTGTTATAAATCCAGCGAACACCATCACATTCCATGCCGGAACCGGTATCTCTTAACCAGTAATGCAACTGCTGCAACACGATGGCTTCGTTCAGACCAATTTTCATCGCCAGCTGCGTGTTTATAAC